ATGAGTTATAAAAGTATTAATAAAACATTAAAATACTCTATCAGAAAGCTTGCTGTAGGTGCAACACCAGTTGTGATAGGTACTTTTTTATTGGCTGGAGGTACAACTGCTTTAGCTAGTGAAGGATCAAGAAGCAATGTAAGTATAAATTATGTAGCTGACAGTGAGTTAACTGATTATGAAAAATCTTTAGTTAAACAAGGTATACCAGAAGAATTAAAGAATGGTGAAACATACTACTTAGTTTATAAGAATGAGTCATATTTACAAAAAAACAAATTACCTGATACAGGAAGTACTTCACTTCCATTAAAAGGTATTGGCTTTGCTACAGCTTTATTAACTGTCGTTCTTGTATCTAAGAAAAATAGAAATAAAATATTAGGTATAGTATTAATTGGAGCATTAGGTCAAAGTATAGTTTTACCTAGTTCAACGTTTGCATTGGAGAATAAACTTTTAGCGGGTTATAATCATATAACATCTGCCAATACAAGATTTGAAGATAATCTAATATCTATTGATGGATACAAATATGTGGGATACCTTACATCAGATGATGTATCATTGATTTCTGTTGAAGGAAGGGTAACAACAAAACCAATAGAAAAAGATATAGAAAATAAACCCAAAGTTAAAGAAAATTTAACGGATGTTGTTAAAAATAGTGATGATAATATTCCACTTCCAGTAGTTGTAGAAGAAGTACTATCAGAAACAACAAAAGAAGAAGAGACAGAAGTTAGTGATAATGAAAATAATAATAGTTCTGTAGAAAAAGATACTTCTATTGAGAAAAAAACTAACTCTAAAGATCCTGTTGTAAATAATGCAACATTAGAAAATGAAAAAGAAAAATCACAAACGAATGTAAATGCTCCTATAGAGAAGAGTAATATTAAAGAGAAAACTAATATAAAAGCTAGTAAAAGTAGTGAGGAGAATACTACTATTAAAAATAATACAGTAGAAACTCCTAAAAATATTCAAGATACAACTAAATCTCCAAAAGATACTGTAACTGATACATCAAATAAAGCTAATAGTTCTTTAACGACAGATGGTGTTAAGCCTATTAAAGTGAAAAAGAAAGTTAAAGTAGTTGAGAGAATAATAAAAGTAACTGAAACTATTCCATATAAGGTAGTTTATGAAGAAGATGAAAATATGGAAAATGGTACTACGAAGGTAATAAAAGAAGGAACAGTTGGAGAAAAAACAACTATTCAAAAGGTATTATTAAATAATGGTGAAGAACTGAAAAGAGAAATTACTTCAAGTATAGTTAAACAAAAAGAAGTAGATAAAGTAATTAAAGTAGGAACAAAAGGTGTAAAAAAACACAATAGTAAACCAGAAATAAATAATGATCCGCAAAGTGCCCAAAAAACTAAACTAATTCCCAAAAAAGAAACTGTTTATACAGAAATAGTGGAAAGCAAACAGAGAAAATATGTTAAAGACTATCCAAAATTGGAAGAAGCGACTAAAAATATAAAAAATAATATTGGAATACTAACTACTCAGAAAGATAAATTATCAACAATTAATATTACTAATATATTTGATGATTCTCTTTTTGAAGGAGAAAGAAGATTTGAAAATGTAATGATGTATTATGTTCAGGTAAATCTTAAACGTAAGAGAGAATTTGAAAATCAAGAAGAAATTATAGATAATATAATCAGCAAAGAAGTTCCTGTGATTACTGGAGTAATGAGAATAGGAACTCGAAAACCTGGTTTTGAAACATTAAAAGGTGATGGAAAGCTAGTAAATATATCTTCTAATTTAGATGAAAATGAGATAAAAAATATTAAGTTATCTAATAACAATAGTCATATGTTAGATAAAGAAGTTCCGGGATATCTAGGAAGTGCAATTAATATTAATTATGATAAAGACTTTAAAAATACTAAATTAGGATTAAAATTTGATGTTGAGAACCTTAAAGCAGATAGTCAGCCTACAATGTATAATTATGATTCTAAAACTCAGTTACTAGAGGAACTAAAGACTGAAATTATAGGTGATATGGCTTTTGCATCAATAAATAAACCGGGTTCATATTTGGTACTTGATAAAAAAGTCCAAGATGAAGCGGAAAGTAGGCTTGAAAAATATAAGCAAAATGAAATTTTTGATTCTCCAGGAACTGAAAGTCCTGTTAGTGAAACAGTAGGCCGTTCTATAGTTTTTGCAATTGATAGTTCAGGTAGTATGTCAAGAAATGATAGCGGTGGATTGAGGAAAAAGCTGACAAAAGAATTAATTAGTCAGCTAGATTCTAGTATAGATAAATTATCAATTATTGATTTTGATGATAAAGTTCAAGTTAGTACAGCATTAACTAATGATTTTAAATCAGTAGAAAAAGATATAGATAATATAGATTCGGATGGGGAAACGTATATTCCAGATGCTTTAAAAGCAGGAGTAAATAAGCTTTTAGAGGATAAACAAAGTAAAAACAGAAAATATATATTTGTATTAACAGATGGTGAAGATTCAAAAAATCCAGGTAATGATTATAATCAAGTAATAGATAAAGCAAGAAAAAATAATATTGCAATATACACGATAGGTTTACAAAACGCAAATCAAGCACTTTTAAGAAGAGTCGCGGATGGAACTGGTGGTAAGTTTTATTTTGCTCAAGATGCAACCGAATTACCGAAGATTTATAAACAAATAGATAAAGATATTCAATATGCATCAACAGATCATAATGATGATAAAATATCTGCATATTATACGAAAAAAATTTTAAAAGGGGAATTACCTTTGGGTACCAAGAAACCATCTCCGTATTTTAAAGAACAAATAAAAAATTCCAGAGAAATAATTGCAAAGAAAAATAATATAGATATTAATGATAAAGATGCAATTAATGAAATAATAGACAAAATGGATGGAAAAGAATTAGAGTTAAATTATATAAACCGTGATTATGATAAAGATATTTTAGTGAATGGTGAAGAAGTAAGACCGGAGATAAATAAAGAAGGAAATTCTTTCTTATATGTATTAAGTGATCCTGAAAAGTCAGATACTGATGGAGATGGAATTAGAGATGACAGGGATAAATTTACAGATTTTGATAATAACAATGGAAGTAAGTTAAATTTAACCTCTAATACAGATGATACTGATGGTGATGGATATGATGATGCTTTTGAGTTGAACAGAGGAAAAGTAGATTCTTTTGGTGAAAAACACTTACCAGATAGATGGAATATTGGTCATAGAGACTTATTATTATTTTCTGACATTGTATATTATGATTTCAGAGGAAATTATTTAGGAATGAGTTTAAAAGAAATTTTCGAATCGATTAAAGAAGAAATGAAGAAAGATAAGAAAATTTTTGGAAGTGAGAGGTTGTATTATTTGAATTTAATTTCCAAAGATAAAACTAATTACGATAGTGAGTTTTTTAATAAATGGAAGTATGTGTATAGGCATACAGATTCGTATGATATGTTAATAAATCCCCCGTTAGATATTAAACCGATATCTACTGTTGTAAAGGCGTTCTCTAGTATCTATTCTGATGTTATGGTTTTTCAAAATAATAATGATTTTGTTATTGCTTACAGAGGAACAGATGAAGATATAGAAAAGGGGTTTGATTTGAAATTACTAAATAATTCTTCTAAAGTTAGAAATAAAGCTCAGGATCAATTTGAAATTTTAAAGAATACTCTGAGTTTTGATACCTTAAGGAACAAAAGAGTTTATGTTACAGGTCATTCTTTAGGAGGATATGAGGCTTATTATGCTTTTATGAGGGCTAAAGAAAAGTACGATGATTCTGTAAAAGGGGTGATAAACTTTAATGGTCCGGGTATCTATAACCCTAGGTTTGATTCATTAGAATATAGACAATTATTAGCAGAATATAGAAAGAATAACAACTCAGTTATATCTATAAGAACAGACAAAGGTATACTTAATAATGCAATAGTAAATGCTGGGGGAGTATTTATGCATCCAAATCCACAAGAAAAACCGTTAAAAATATATAATACTGAAAAATTGGATATCAATGAAGCTGAAAAAAAAGAATTAGAAGATAAAATTGAAAATAAGTTGAGAAAAGCTGATACATATCCGCACGAACTAACTTCATTCTATGGAAGTATAAATCAAGGTCGTAGAAATTCAGAAGACAAATTCATATCGAAAGAAGAAATGTTTTATGATTTTCTTGCTGAAAGAACTTTGAAGAATATCGTTACTACAGTTAATAAAATAGAAGATGCTAAAAAGGTCTTTAAGGAAAAAGTAAGTGATGCAGGAAAATTTTTAAAAAGTGGATTATTTGAAGGATTAAAAAATATTAGGCCAATTGAAGGAAGTGAGCCCAATATTAGAGAGAAATCTAATAAATACTAAGCGATAGAAATACAAGCTGATTTAATAATAGAATACGATACTAAGCTATTTAATTATTTGGTAGATAAGATAATAATTCATAAAGGAAAAAGAGTAGAAATTTATTTGAAAAACGAAGAAGTCATATCAATCTGATATGATTTTTTCTTTTTTACTATGAGAGATTAAGGTTATCTGATATAATATATTGAGTAAACGAGGGTTAAACAGATTTGTAGAATATGATTAAATCAAGGATAGAACAAATCGTTTGGCAGTGGCAACTAATAATCTTTTCCTCACTTTGTTCGTTAAGATTAAAGTTGCTTTTGCATACGTTGTACCTAAGTGTTTTATGATCGCTTCGCTTTTTAAAACACAAATGTCCAACGCAATGCATCCCCTAAGAGGATTTTGCACCCTAGCAGTGACAACTAGCAATTAGCTTCATCACTAAGTGATTTGCTAATTTCAGTTGTTGTTGCATACGTTGTACCTAAGTGTTTATGACTGCTTCGCTTCATAAAACACAAACGTACAACACATAGTGATAAAAAAAGGAGCTTTTGTATGATAAAATTAGTTGTTACAGAAATAACAATGTAAAGTAGAATACAATTAAACGCTATAAAAGGCTTGCTATTAAGGAGTTTCAACGAATTAGCTATATAAAAGTATAGGTAGAAATATTTCTGATATATTATAGGATTTAAATATTCTTTATAGAAAGCATAAACCGTTTAAAAGTTTAGTAATCGTTAGAAAGTATGAAAATAAAATGCTAGACAGTAAGTTAAATCCATTAAAAAGAGAAAAGTTATAGTTTTATCGTGGTTACTTTATAATTGAAGTAAAAATAATTTAAAATTTTATACAAATGTTATATAGAAAATTTAATGAAAGGAGGTTTAGATATGGGTGAGTATTACCAGTGGGTGAATGTAGATAAAAAGGAATATATTTCTCCTGTTGATTTTGGTTATGGTAGCAAACGTTGGCAAACACTTCATGTTGGGAATGACTTTTTATGTGCGTTGTATAAATTATTAGCTACTGATTGGGCGGGAGATCATATAATATGGCTAGGTGATGAATTGTCTCCGTTAAAAAGTTCAGATAATGTATCGCTAGAAATACTTTATCGACATACATTGGAATCAGAGTATCCTGGTTCGTCAGTGGACACAGTAGATGAGATGTATACAAATATCTCTGGAATGTTTAAGGAGGCTGAAGAAGAGGTTAGAGAGGAAATTGAATATTCTCTCCGTATATTAAAACAGTATGGAATTGGACTCGAAAATCCATTTCAAGGCTTTTTTTCGAGAGAAGGAAGAGATTTCCTATATACAATTAATCATTCAAAGAAGGTGTATTTTTCACTAGACATAACTAAGGTTCTATATTTAAACGGTTCTGAATGTGATTTTGCTAATCCGTTACCTATACTTTTGGGATGCGGGAATACATGCAATACAGGAAACTGGGTTGGAGATGAGATAAGTACGTCAGATGAAATCCCAAAAGATTATGTTTTTTTAACAGAGATATATCTTGATTGGTAGTAGAATTTTAGTTGTACATCTTATACTAAAAAATATAAAATTAGACACCTAAGAATTTAGGTGCCTTTTTTGTTAAATCAAGTATTTATTCAAAACCTATTGCTTCGATAAAATATTCATCACTATAGTCATCGAAATCATACAAGAAATTATCATCTTCGGGATTATCATAAACTATCTCATATAAATCATCAGAAATAGAACGATATTTTTCATCATTGACTTCTCTATAGATATGCCAATAACTGACACTTTTTACTTTTTTGGATAGATAAATGTGATCATCCTTATCTACTTCTAATCCAGCCTCTACGATGAGTTGAATAAGATCTTCGCATAAAGCATATTGTTCAGGATTAAATTCCTTATTAATAGGAGTACAATAAAACTCCTCCAATTTTTTAAGAATTTCTAAAACTTTAGAAGAAGATTCTTTATCTTGAATGCATCTGTCTGAACGTTTAGTGTCAATAGTTGGTGTGTGATTTTTATATATTCTTATCATACTCAAAACTCCCATTTTTTTTTATTATATCATGAAAATTTTATAACTTAAACGATTTCTATTAAAATAGAGACTATTATATGAAAACTTTCCTCTAATTGAAACTATTTAGAGTAATCCACAACTATTATCACACCACTAAATCGATATATTATTAACAATTTTTACAATTTACTTGACTTTTCTTATTACCTGAGTGATTTATATAACAGTAAGGAGGGAAAAGTCATGAGAGATGAAAAGAAACTTAAAAGTAATATTTGTAAACATCATCGTCAGGATTATCGTAAACTATCTCATGACGATTTTCAGAATCTGAGCAGTATTTGCTGTCGTTGACTTCTCTGTGGATGTGCCAGTAATTGACACTTCTAACTTCTTTTGCTAGATAAAGCTCATCATCAATATCTACCTCTAATCTAGACTCTTTGACAAGTTGAATAAGTTCTTCACATAGAGCATAGTGCTCAGGATTAAATTCCTTATTTATTGGAGAATTATAAAACTCCTCCAACTTGCTAAGTATCTCTAAAACCCTAGAAGAAAAGTCCTTGTCTCGAATACGTCTATCAGCATGTTTTGTGTTTATGGTTGATGTGTAATTTTTATATATTCTTATCATATTAAAAACTCTCATTTTCTTTTATTATATCACGAACACTTCTCTTGTTAAACGTTTTCTTTGAAAAGTTCACAAAAAATTTAAAGCCTAGCTTATGGATACTAGGCTTGAGTTAAAACTATATGGTGTGTTAGTAATTTCACACATTATTCTAATAAAAATATTGTATTACATTCCCATTATCATTATACTGTTAAATATTAGAGCATATTTAGGAAATTTGTCATTATAACATTTCTAAAGTCTTAATACATTCCAATCCGATTTCTTTTGCTAGATTACAAGGGACAGCGTTTCCTATTTGTCTATATTTAGCGCTCATTGTTCCTTGGAATTCCCAATCGTCTGGGAAAGTCTGTATACGTGCATTTTCTCTTACGCTGAAAGGTCTAATTTCTATAGGATGACATCTGTCAGTTTGTTTCATTTGAGGAGTTGTTAATACTGTTAGTGAGGGTTCTTCAAGGCTTAACCTTCTAAGTATTCCAGTTCTTCCTCCCCCCATAAACCAACAGGTTTTCATATATTCCTTTGCAATATTAGAGTCGATATCCCTCCAGTATCCGCCGGGTGGGACAAGAGCAAATATATTGGCTTTGTATTCAGAGTATTTTCCACATTCGATAGGGTTTGTTTCTAACTCAATATCTTTCAGTAAAGGTTTATAATCGTGTTTAGTTGGATAGTTGAAAGAACATTTTTGTACTAAGTCATTTCTGATTCCAATAGTAATTAAACGTTCTCTTTTTTGAGGAACACCGTAATTCCATGCGTTAAGTACTTGATGTTGAATAGTATACCCTTCATCGTTAAAGATATTTCGGATTGTTTCATATGTGCGACCTTTATCGTGGGTTAACAAGCCTCTAACATTTTCAAATAAAAACATTTTTGGTTGTAATTTATGTAAAAAGGTGGCATAGTGATAGAACATGGTTCCTCGAACATCATTAAGACCTAGCCTTTTGCCTGCATAACTAAAAGATTGGCAAGGAGTTCCACCACTTAATAGGTCAAGTTCCCCTTTTTTTATGTTGAATTCTGTTTCAAGATCTCGTGAAGCAACACTCTCTACATCTTCACATAAAACGTTCCATGATGGACGATTATGAATAAGAGTATTAGTAGCAGAGCGATCAAATTCAACAAGACCGATATGTTCAAACCCAGCTTGCTCTAGTCCTAGTGCTAAACCTCCGGCACCGGCAAACAGTTCAATTGATTTAAAAGCCATATAAGGCTACCTCCATTTCTTGTAGTAGTATCACAAAACGATATATATATATATATATCACTCTAAATTTTAAAAAGTCAAGTTATTACTGTTTAAATCCTTTATAGGTTTCGAAGTTGTCAGACATAATTTGCTCGATTAGGGTTTTATCGTTTTGTTGAGCTTTGGTATTTAATACTGAATAAACTGACTTGGATTCGGTTTTTCTTTGCAAGCTATTGTTCAAACTATCAAGATAATCTTTTGTAGCTTGAGGAAGAACCGTACATAACTGATAAAATGCATCTGGAATACCAGTAACTAATTCATAAAATCTGTCGGCAGAGATTTTTTTTACACGAGGATGAGAATAGTGTTTACCGTTGAAAGAACCTTCCCATAAGTCATTAATGCTTTTTTTTGCAATAATCTGAATCAAATAGCAGGTTGCTTTTGGATTTTTTTCTGCAGTGTTAATCAACTTTTGAATTGTGGCCTCCGAGGAACTGCTATTCATGGTATTATGTTTGTTTTTCAATTCTGCAAAAATTGTCCTTTGATCATTCACTAAATCACAACCGTTACCAACACCTAAATCATTGAGCCCATCAATGCAGCCTAACAATCTTTGATGAAAAGCACCAATTGCATTTGAAATTGTTTTATCAACTTGTCGGGTAATCTCTGCTTTTATGTAGTCGCTGTCATTAATTTCATTGAATACCATATCAAACTGGAATTTAATTGGATCAACTTTATTTTTGTAAAAGTCAGCGGTAGTAAAGGTTCTTTGGCATTGTTCATAAGTATTGTGTAATTCAGAAATACACTTTAATAAATTCTCGTCTGAAATAAATGATAAATAAGCCATAATTATTCTCCTTTAATTTTTATTTATTTATTTAACTATACTATATTTTGTGTATCCAAAATCGTACAGTTATTATGTGTTGTTTATTATTTATATAAATGGAACTTGTTTTTATTACTTCCATATATAATGCAAGATATAAGTATCTTGATATGATAGTAGTAAGTTTTCCATTTTTTACATCTTTTAGTGATAGATTCTTTTGACCTATCTTTATCTTTGTACATCCATTCATATGATTGTAGATATGCGACATCTTCATAGGGAAGGATTTCATGTCTATCTAAGACCGATATTAGGTATATTTTTCTGTCCAATTTCCAATTTCTTGAAGGAAGAAGTGCTGATACTTTTTATTTGTTCATTGGTTAACTGAGAAATTTTTTCAGGAAGAGCGTCTCCGTTGCATAAATCTTTTAGCTGACTGTATATTTTACTTCAGCCTTAATAGAGAGTATCTGTTATACAATCTCATGAACTAAAAAAGAATACGGATCTTTGAATTCTATTTCATAAGTGATGAATTCAAATATTTGATGATTTTTATAAGATGCTTATCTTTCTTAGTTAAAGGTATTGTAGGAGAGGTATCATATAATATAATTGTCGACATGTAGCTTTTCATTTTAGTTTCTAAGAAGGAGTATCTAAGTTTCGTTTGAAATGTAATTTTATAACTCTATTACTTTTAAAGATCTCTATCATCATATACAAATGTCATAAGTTGTCTTTTTTCTTTGGATTTGCATACGACAACTAGAATATTTTTCTCTTTGTTGAGGAGGAATATATTGAGAATATGTGTTAATCTTATATAGGAAAAACCTATAGTGAGAACTATTAAATTAAATTCTATCCAATCCTTAATGTCACAGAACTGAAGATTACTTATTATTGTGATTCCTGCTTTTTCTAGAATTTTTCGTATTAATAAATCGATAATTTGTTATAACTGATTTGCATAATCTACTGTAGTCGAACTAAAACTAATTATTTTTATTGATTATCTTTGAGATAATTTTTCAAAAGTTCTACATCTTTGCTAACATCACGCGGTTTTATCCTGTTGATTACTTTTTCTTCAACTTCCGGAGTCCAGTAAATTTTTAATTTTTCTCTGGATCTAGTGATGGCGGTGTAGAAAATGCTGTGAGTTACTAATTCTTCAACTTCGTCTGTAATAACTATCTTTACAGAGTCATACTCGAGGCCTTGTGCTTTATGTATAGATACAGCATAAGCAATCTGGAAAGGGACTACTGTTCTAGAATCATTACCTTCATCATCAGCATTTTTAAGTTTATGAACATAAAATCTAACCACAGATTTATCTTCTAACACATTGTTTTCAAGGAGTGTAAGATCAAAATCAAGAATATCAGCCCCGAATATTAGTTTAGGAATTTCGATATCAAACTGAATGCGTTCATCTAGAGTGCCCTCGTCTACGATTTTTACTCCTAGAATTATTCCTTTCATATTGTTATGTATGATGGGGCGAAATCTGTCTGAGTCTAGGAAGAGAACAGGATCTCCAACTTTGTATTGTTGTATATCCCAAGTAACTGAAGAATTAGAATTGTTTTCTTGTAAGAATCTATTGAGATTATTGATTCCGTATAAACCGTCATAATTTAAGCAGAGAATAGCTTCACCTGGCTCAAGTGAAGACAGTAGGGTTTCATCCACTTTTAAGGAATAACTTTCTCTTTGGATAACTTCTTTTGTTGTATCATCCATCCATCTGACCTTATTCCATAGTTCAAGTAATTGTTTGTTTTTTGTTCGATGAGGTTGGGTAAGTTCAAAAACAGAACTTTTGGGTAAAAATGATTTTAGCACTGAGAACCAATTTCCAAATTGAATTGCATCAATTTGATAAGTATCTCCGACCAATAAGAGCATTTCAAAATTTGTCTTTTGTAGAATTTCAACCATATCTTTGTTGCTAACAGTACTACATTCATCGATAACTAATAATTTATAGTTTATAGAAGGAGAGTATTGATGTTTGAAACTTTCAATTGTTGAGAATGTTGTATTTTCAGCATTAATTTTTCTCATTAGGTTTTCTTTTGCAGGATTTGTTTGTGTTAGGTATAATTTATCATCATAATTTAAATAATGTGAAACATGATTTATTAGTGTAGATTTACCTACACCTGCCGAACCATATATTACGCCAACTCTTGATTCTGAAAATATATGAGTGATAATATTTTTCTTTTCTTTACAGTCGATTTCATAATTAGATGATTGTAGCCAAAAATTAATGTCCTGACTGTAATTTTCAATACCTGATTCTGATAATTTCTGCAATTTTTCAATTACTATACAAGTATTAATTTTATAATCATTTATAAATACTTGATTATTTTCAAGAATTAAATCGCCTACTGGTCTCTGACCTGACCAAAGTCTATTATTATACAATTCAATGAGTCTTGGATAATCAGGGAAGTTACTAAGATTATCAATGTCTGTAAATAAGTTACCCTTTCCTTCTGTGTTATTTCTTATAAATCTGGCGAATAATTCAGGACGTTTATCTTTACAAGGAATACATTCGAATACGGAGTCTAATTTTGGATTATGCCCAATAGGTGATCTGTTGAATGGTAAAGTATCGAACTGTCTACAACCATTTGATAAATATAATCCAGAAAGATGGTTATTTCCAGATTCTCTCCATTTATTATAATAGTAGCTATAATAACCAGATGAATATTGGTTTTTAATAATAACGTTATTCATGTTATAGAGAAGATATCTTAGTATATTCTGCCCATTACGCTCATTTCGTATAATATTTCTGCAGCAATCTAAAATTGAAATAAATACTGTAGATTTAAGGGAGCTTTTCCATGATAAAGTAATTTTATTATATGCCATATCTGGAAAGTCCATTAAGGAAGTCAAAGTATACTTCGTCTTAGTAAGGAACTCACAGATTAATCGTTGTTCTGGATAAGGTACTTTTTTTTTCTTACCATTTATTATCGAAATAAAATTCTGAAATTCACAGTCACGGATAGAAACTTCCCAGCCAACGATAATAATGATAGGCATAATTTTCCCTAATATTTCGATAGTTTCATGTATAAGCTGAAACTTAGATGCGTAATTACTTTTAATTGGAAGTTTAGTAAAAGCAATTACTCTGTTAGATTTAGATTTATTTTTTCTATCATCAATAGGTGTAAATGTAACTTCATAATATATTTTTTTATTTACAAACAGGGGCTTTATTCTTTGAATATAGTATTTATCTTTATTGTCACTATATAATACAGCAGGATGACGTTCTATTTTCGTAGAAATTTTTTCATAGTATTCTTGTAAAGTATTATCTGTATGAAGAAGAAATTTATCTATGTTGTGTAACACTTCTATTCTGAAATAGAGCCAGATGAGATTTTTTGCTTCTAGTAGGTATTGGTAATACTTAAGCATTAGCCGTTCAGAACCGTTTTCATCTAGAGTATATTGCTCAGTGACTACTTTTAGGTAATTATGGAATTTATACAAAGAGTATAATTCACTATTTATCTGTGCAAATTCTGTAGCCTTTTCTATGTTTTTGTTAGTTATAGGAATTTCTTTTCCATTAGCATAAAATTTGAGCATTATATGATTTACGAATTTTATCAATTGCTCTAAAATATCTTGAGAAATAGCACCACGAGAATTATTTCCTATTTCATCTAAATGCCTGCATATTACACTATCAATTTTTTTAATGGATTCATCAATTGATGGCATCAATCTTCTCCTTTCTGATTATTAGTATTCTCCATCATTCCAATCATTAATAAATGCATCATATGGAAATGTACATTGAAATTGCTCCGGATGAAGCTTTACATATAAATTTCGTATTTTAGCTCTAGCGTTACCTAAAACAGGAGTGACAGAACTATCGTCCCAAAAGTTATTACTTATATTGTTCAATTCTCCAAGTAAACTAAAAATATATGATTTTAACAATGGATTAGTAAATGTATTTGCTTTTGAAATCCATTTTGTTTCATACAAATCTTTTATTTTACAAGGTAGGGTCATGTCTATTAACGAGAAGGTATAGTTTTCACTGATTAGAATAATCATTATTTCTTCATAATCTGCTATGAATTCTTGAAGTAGGTGATTGTCACCAATAGAGTATGGAGATTTACCTGGTTGTTCTTCAGGAAGTTGAATTCTTGTTGTTTTTGCATTGAAGTTTCCGTCTAATTTGCTTATAGAGTTGTTTACTGAACCTTGCTTCTCATCGGAAACTGAAGGAATGTCATTTGTTGATTTATTTGTACTCTTCACAGTACTTTTATCTTTGCCGGAAGCTTCTTTTAAAATTTTCAAAAATAAATCTGTAATCATAAAGGATGCATTCGAAGAATTTATACCGGGTATATCATCATTGAATTCGTCAGCCAATAGTTGTGTAGTTGTTTCTCCAAAACCTTCAATGTATGAAGAAAATTCATCGTCATCACTTAAGTTTGCCAATACAAGAGATGAAACTTTTGAAATGCTTGTATTACCATTAAAGTATGCCTTAAAGGTATTTACACTAGTTCCTTCTAATAAATCTGGTCCACTTTCATTCATCATGGCTTCGAAAATAGTCTTCGTAAATTGTGGGTTATTACTCTTTCCACCAATTATACTTTTTAATTTTTTTGCAAAAACTTTAAATTCCAAAGGTTCACCTCCTTAATCTGCATTCAATACCAATACCTACCCTGCACTACCGTGCTCTACCTTCCCATTATTCTATAATAGAATGTGTAGATAGCAAAAACTACTGCTTGATACGAGTAAGATTGTTTTGGTAATTATTTTACTGTATATTATATCAAAAAATAGTGTTAAAATCTATACTTTGATGGCTTGATAATATGAGTAAAAGCTAAATTATTAATCCAATTTTATAAATAAAAACAACTCAAAAAGTCATAGTGGCCACTAAGACGGTGAGATACAAATGAATTAAATAGATAAGTCCGAGATAACGATAAAGGTTGTTTTGCTAACTTATTTAAAATTCTATGTGCTTTCCGTAATTTTAGTGTGCCATTTTTTACACTTGAGAAGTCTCATAGTAATAAAACTTCATTTGTGATTTTACCTGAGTGGAAATGAGGTCACTATGGTGATTATTACAAAAACAAATAGAAGATTTATTCCACTACGTACTAGAAAAACTTATCAAGATGATAGAATGACTTATAGTTATGAATTTGCAAATGGAGATAAATATACTTTAGAAGTTGATAAAGATGGAATCACAGAAGCGGATATAAAATTACTTCATTCCCTAGATGATAGTGAGGTCTATAATAATTGTAAAAATGCTAGACCGGGAAGAACAAAAGAAGAAAAAGACATAATAAAAGCTTGGAGAGAAAATTTTATAGAAGAATTTAGGAATAATCATGGTTATGAACCTCAAAAATCAGATGTAGATTATTATGAAAATGAGGAATTTCCAAGAAATTATAATTTATCTCTAGATGCAGATTTAGTTAATTCAGATAAATCAGCTATAGAGAATATGGTTGTAAAAAATACAGAATTTGAATGGTCAGATGAAATTTTAACGGCATTTGAAATACTGACTAATAATGAGAAACTAGTTATTGAAAAAATCTATTTAGAAAAAATGAAGAAAATAGATATTGCAGCTGAGATGGGAATATCTAATGCTATGGTAACAAAGTATCATAAAAGAGCGTTGGAGAAATTAAGGACAAGACAATAGATTTTAGATGTTACTATTATTCTAATAAAATAAAAACAGAGCAGACTTTTTACGGTCCCACACCCATCTTTGGGTGGGTAGATTTTAAAAAATCTACGCTCTGTTTTGTTTATTATATCATTTTATATTCAAGAGTTCAAATTTGAAATATTCTACTACTTATAATTTATTACGCTTTCTTTTCATTGCAGATGCAATTGAACATAATTCATTAGCAACTTGAATACCTGTTTTCGCAAGGCTTTCAAATTCTTCAAAGTCTATTAATTTAGGGTTGTTGCTGTCAAATTTATACATATTATGGGTAAATTCATTTCTTTGTATTCTAAATGATATTAATAAATTATTTTGAGATTCCGCTTGAATATTAGAAATAATATTATCATATTCTTCTGATGAATTAATATTTAATAAATTAGTTTTTTTTATTCTATATTGTAAGAAACCTATTAACTTTATCTTTTTTTTATCAGTTTGTGAAGATTTGTTTTTAATAATATTATAAATGTATTTGGTTTTAGCATCTAATGACATACTGCCGTTTGTTTTCTTTAGATGTTCGCATATACGTTTTGTTCTATTTTCAATAATAGCATATGAACATGCAATTGATTCTAAATAAAATTTTTCGTGATATGAAAAATTCATTCTATGCATTAATTTATTAACATAATCAGTTTGATTTACCATATTAACCTCACGTAAATTTAATATATATATATATCATTATATCAAATATATCATTTATAGTAAAAATTATTCTTCTGAAACAACAAAATTTACATTTTGTGTGGTATTGTTTATAAGAGTTGTATAATAAATAATTAATTGTGGAAATCTTTAAATTTCAACTTTTATATAGTATATACCTATATTACTTCCATTTTTTACTATTTTGTAAATTAAATGTGTAAATATGAGACGTACAATATTAATAAAATAATAAGAAGGGGTTAAAAATACTCCTTCTTTTTTTGACTAAGATATGTAGGGGATAACTTACAAATTATAAATAGGAGGGATACTGATGAAACATAAAGTTATTATCAATGTATCGGATTCAAATCATAAAGAGATTCAAATTTTAAAAGCATCTCGAATAACGATACCAAGAAAAATTGTTCAGTGGTTATTTGGAGAATATACTCAAGTATACTTACTAAAACCTGGTCAGACAATTCATTCTGTAGATGTTAAAGAAATTAAGAAAGGGGTGAATCTATATGAGTCAAACAAAACAATTGCTTAGTGTTATAGAGGATATAAGACGATTAGCGGATAGTCTTCAAAGTCTTTGTGAAGTAATGACTGAGGGAAAATTAGAACAAACTTTTGTTGAAGAAAAATCAGAAGTAGTTGAAGATGAGAGTACTGAATTATTAACTAACTCTACTAAAGAAAAGCAAACAATTTCACTTGAAGAAGTACGTGGACTACTAGCTAAAAAAGCCCAAGAAGGTAAGCAGGCAGAGGTAAGAGAGTTAATTAAAACTTATGGTGTAAGCAAACTATCAGAAGTTGAAGCTAAACACTACATTGAACTAATGAAGAAAGCTGAGGAACTTTAATATGGGAAAACATGCTTTGTTGAATGCATCAAGTGCTCATAGATGGCTTACTTGTCCACCGCTACCAAGATTAGAAAATTTCTTTGAAAAAGAAGTATCTGAAGTAGCAAATGAAGGTACTGATGCTCATAGACTATCTGAATATAAGCTAAGAAAAGTATTGGGTGAAAAAGTTAGAAAACCTAAGCTAAAATATTTTGATAAGGATATGGATAGCTATACAGATGATTATGTTAATTATATAGTAGAAACAATAGAAAATATTAAGAAATCTACTAAAGATCCGATAGTTTTAATCGAACAAAGGTTAGATTTTTCAAACTATGTACCAGACGGCTTTGGAACAGGGGATTGCATAATAATTGCAGATAAGATACTACATATTATTGACTTAAAATATGGACGCGGAGTCGAAGTAAGCGCTGAGGAAAATCCACAGATGATGCTATATGCACTTGGTGCATTAAATATTTATGATGCTTTATATGACATTGATGAGGTTATTATGACTATTTTCCAACCAAGAAAGTATAACATTTCATCTAGCAAAAAGTCAGTAGAAGAACTTAAAAATTGGGCAGATACTGTTCTCAAAGAAAAAGCAGAGTTAGCTTTTAATGGACTTGGGGTTGTAACTTATGGACCTTGGTGTCAGTTTTCTAATTGTAATGTTGTACTACGTGCTCGAAAAGATTATCATGATAAACTTATGAGGTTTCAACTTTGTTCACCTCACCTATTAAATGATGCTGAGATAGAAGAGGTACTAGAACATATTGATGATCTTGTGAAATGGGCTAGTGAAATAAAAGAATATGCAACTAAAATAACTATAGAGAATGATAAAGAATGGTCGAATTATAAATTAGTAGAAGGTAGATCAATTAGAAAAATTAAAGATGAAGAAAGAGTCGCAGAGATATTAGAAGAAAATGGATATAACGATATCTATAAAACAAGTTTACTAACATTAACCGAACTTCAAAAACTATTAGGAAAAGATAGATTTAATGAACTTCTAGGAGATTATATAATAAAACCTGAAGGTAAACCAACGCTTGTTTTAAAGAGTGATAAAAGAAAAGAAATAGTTAAACATGATGTAAACAAAGAATTTAAAGTAACGGAGGAAAAATAATCATGGCAATAAAAGATACAAAAGTAGTAACAGGAGTAAACACAAGATTTTCATATTTTAACGGATGGGAGCCAGTTTCAATCAATGGTAGCAAGGAAAGATACAGTGTATCAGTATTGATTCCCAAATCTGATACTAAAACTATTAATGCTGTGCATAAAGCAGTGGATGCAGCAATTGAAGATGGATTAGCGAAGTTTGGAGGAAAAAAACCTAATAAAGCTACACTTAAATTACCGTTACGAGACGGAGATATTGAAAGAGAAGATGAAGCATACAAAGGACATTATTTTATCAATGCTAATTCTACTACAGCACCTCAAATTGTAGATAATAATGTGCAACCAATATTAGATCGCTCAGAAGTTTATAGTGGTTGTTATGGTAGAGTATCACTTAACTTTTATGCATTTAATTCTAATGGAAATAAAGGAATTGCATGTGGGTTAGGGAATATTCAAAAACTTCGTGATGGTGAACCTCTAGGTGGACGTAGTAGTGCAAGTGATGATTTTACAACTGAAGAAGATGAAGAATTCTTAGCTTAGGAGGAATAAAGAATGAATATTTCAGATATACTTAATTTATTAATTGTTTTACTTGCTGCGACCTATGTTGGTGAGTTTATAATAACAGAGCTAGTAGACTTGGTAAATATAAGGGAGAAATTAAGAAAATGAAGACTATAAATATTGATATTGAAACATTCTCTAGTATCAATATATCAAAGTCTGGGGTATATAAATATGTAGAGAGTGAGGACTTTGAAGTCCTCCTCTTTGCATATTCTATAGATGGAGGTAAAACTGAGATAGTTGATATAGCAAATGGAGAAGAATTATCTGAAGAGATAATACAAGCGTTATTAGATGATAATGTTATTAAGTGGGCATTTAATGCACAGTTTGAACGAATATGTTTATCCAGATTTTTAAAACTACCTAAAGGAACATATTTAAATCCAAAAAGCTGGAGATGTACAATGATATGGAGTGCATATATGGGGTTGCCATTTTCTCTTGAAGGTGTAGGAAAAGTATTAGGACTTGAAAAGCAAAAATTAATTGAAGGTAAAGATCTGATAAAGTATTTTTGTGTACCTTGTACACCAACGAAATCAAATGGATTTAGAAATAGAAATTTTCCATATCACGATAAAATAAAATGGGAGGCTTTTAAAACCTATAATATTCGTGATGTTGATACAGAAAAAGAAATACAATATAAACTTATGAAGTTTCCATTACCTGATTTTATATGGGAAGAGTATAATTTAGATCAAGAAATTAATGATAGAGGAATTAAAGTAGACTTAGATTTTGTAAACAGAGTGATAACTTTAGATGACAAAGTAAGAACGAAGTTAATGAGTGAATTACAAATTTTGACAGAGTTAGAAAATCCAAACTCAGTAGTTCAGCTAAAAGGTTGGTTGAGTGAACAAGGTGTTGAAACTGAAAGTTTAGATAAAAAATCAGTTAAAGAACTTGTTAAGGTTACAAAAGGAGAAGTATCAAAAGCGTTAGCTTTGAGAATGCAGTTATCAAAATCATCTATAAAGAAATATCAAGCTATGAAAGATGTGGCTTGTGAAGATAATAGATGTAGAGGAATGTTTCAATTTTTAGGTGCTAATAGGACTGGGAGATTTTCTGGGCGTAATGTACAATTGCAAAATCTACCAAGGAATACTATGAAAGAACTCTTTGAGGTTAGATCAATAATAAAAACTAGAGATGGAGATATTCTTGAATTATTATACGATAATGTACCAGATATTCTTTCACAACTTATAAGAACAGCTTTTGTTCCAAAAGAAAATATGAAGTTTTATGTAGCCGATTTTTCATCAATAGAAGCAAGAGTAATTGCATGGATTGCGGGAGAAACTTGGCGAGAGGAACTGTTTAAAAAAGGTGGAGATATTTATTGTATGTCAGCTTCACAGATGTTTGGTGTTCCTGTTGTTAAACATGGTATAAATGGTGACTTAAGACAAAAAGGTAAGATAGCAGAGTTAGCGTGTGGTTACGGTGGATCAGTAGGAGCACTAACTGCAATGGGTGCTCTTGACATGGGACTTAAAGAAGATGAATTAAAGCCACTTGTTTTATCATGGCGAGAAGCAAATCAGAATATAGTAGCACTTTGGTGGGCAGTAGATAAAGCTATAAAAGATGCGATAGTTATGAAAGGTTTGACTAGAACGCACGGAATAGAGTTTGAATGTAGGAGTGGATTACTTAGAATAACACTACCAAGTGGAAGAAAACTAACATATATTAAACCAAAAATTGAAATTAATAAATTTGGAGGTGAATCAGTCACTTATGAAGGAGTAGGTGTAGCTAAAAAGTGGGAGAGAATAGAGAGTTACGGACCTAAGTTTGTAGAGAATATAGTACAGGCCATTTCAAGAGATATACTGATGTTTTCTTTACAAAATTTAAGTGTTTATAATATCGTAGCCCATGTTCATGATGAAATAATTATAGAGGCGTCTGAGAATATAAAGCTAGAAGATATTTGTGAAACTATGAGTCGAGTACCTTATTGGGCAAAGGGATTGATACTTACTGCAGATGGATATACGTGTGAGTTTTATATGAAAGATTAAAAATTTGAGTGAGAGGTTAAATTCTCACTCTTTTTTATTGCCTGTGATATAGAGGGATAGCAATATTCCTCATTAAATATAATTACAGGAGGTAGTTCAATATGAAGGAACTAATACCAAAAAATGAATATGGTTTATTCGCAGATAAAAAGGATATTGTAAGAGTTGACAGCTTGTATGTGGCAGAGTTTTTCGAGAAAAATCATAAAGAAGTTTTAAGAGATATACGAAATATAGCAGCTCCCAATTCTGGGTTGAGTAAAGAATTTGCTGAGCGCAATTTTGCGCTGGGGTCATATAAAGATAAGCAAAATAAAAAACGACCGTGTTATTATTTAACACGTGACGGTTTTACTATCTTGGTAATGGGGTACACAGGGAAAAAAGCATTAAGATTTAAAGAATTATATATTAAACGTTTTAATGAAATGGAAGAACTTATTAAGTCTTTAGTAAAAGCAAGAACTGAGTTTCCATTATTAACTGAAAATATCAAATTACTTCATGAAAAGCCAAAACCGTATCATTTTAGTAATGAATGTGACATGATTAATCGTATTATTTTAGGAAAGTCTGCTAAACAATTCCGTTTAGAGAATAATCTTGAAAAAGGGACTAGTATTCGTCCTTATTTAACAGAGGTTCAAATTAACTTGATTGAAAAATTACAAAAGGTAGATATCGGACTTTTGGTTGCTTTTCCTAACTATGAAGATAGGAAGCGACATTTAGAGTGGTACAAACAAAAATGGGAGGAAAAAATCAATGAGTAAGAGTCAAAGGAAAATTAAAGAAGAAAAGAAAGATGCTTATAAACCTTTGGTCTATATTTGCGCTCCATACAGAGGAGATATAGAAGTGAATATTAAAAAGGCTATAAAGTTAGGAAGACTTGCTTATATGGAGGGTAATATTCCAATAATACCTCATGTGTTATTTCCATTTATGGATGACTCAAATGAAGTAGATAGGAAAAATGCTATGTTTGCGGATATCATTTTGCTTGGTAAATGTAGTGAAATCTGGGTTTTAGGTGACAATATCACAGAAGGTATGAAAGTAGAAATTGATGTAGCTAAAAAACATCATAAAACTATAAAGTATTTTACGGAGGTAAAGTAATATGAGGTTAACTATTCATAGATCAAACTTTCAAGGTAACGCTAAGAATTGCATTTATGATATTAAGTATTTAATTGAAAATATAGAACAATTAAAAGAGGTAGTACGTTTTGATCACGTATGTGCTAATTTTAAAAATAATTATCGAAATAAAGATAATTTCTTGGAGTGTGATTGTGATGTTTTTGATTGTGATAATGAACATAGTGATAATCCAAATGATTGGATTTATCCAGAAGATTATGAGTATTTGCTTGAAGGAGCGAGTCATATTGTAGTTCCTAGTCGAAATAATAATAAAGAAAAGAATGGGAAAGTAGCTCGACCTAGACATCATGTTTATATCCCACATAGGTTATTTTTGACATCAGATGAGTGTGAAATTTTTAAGAAACAAGTGTATGAGAAATATAACTTTTTTGATAAAAATGCTTTGGATTGTTCAAGATTTATTTTTGGAAATATTACTGATGAAGTTATTTGGTTTGATGGTGAAAAGAATCTAGATGAAATACTTGGGGTTGCAGATGCTTTTACGCTTTTAGAATTAAAGGAGCATACACCAGTAATTGAACAAGGTAGTCGTAATTCTACTATGAGTCATTTGGCTGGAAAGATTATAAAACGATACGGAGTAACTGAAGAAAGTTATTTGATGTATTTAGAACAAGCCTCTAAATGTACTCCACTTTTAGATGACAGCGAACTTAACTCTATCTGGTATAGTGCAACTAAGTTCGGAAAGAAAATTGCAAGTCAAGAAGGGTATATAAAGCCTGAAGATTATAATCAGGAATTTAAATTTAAACCTACAGATTATTCAGATGTGGGTCAAGCTATAGTTCTTTCTAGAGAGTTTCAAGCCAAAATAAAATACTCTCCAGCAACCGATTATTTAGTTTATAACGGAAGTTACTGGGAGGAGTCTGTACCGAATGCACAGGCTGTAGCCCATGAACTAACTGAACTTCAATTAAAAGAAGCACATGATGAAATAAATTTATGTCTAAAACAATTAACTGACGCAGGAGTCATGCCGATGATAACAAGTTTAGGTATGAAGAAAGTTAAGGAAAACTTGGATGATAACCAAAGAAGAATAGTAGAAAAGTATGAACAAGCTTTATCTTATGAGAAGTATGCTATTAAAAGACGTGATAGTAAAAATATCTGGTCTACATTAAAAGAAGTGCGTCCTTTAATTCAAATAGAACCTACTTCACTTGATAGGGATGAGTTTTTATTAAATACACCAAGTAAAACTTATAATCTAAAAACGGGTCTTTCAAAAGAGCATGACTACAATGATTTCATAAGCAAACAAACAAGTGTTGATCCAACAAGTAAAGGTAAGAGATTATGGGAAGAGGCACTAAAGACATTCTTTTTAGGTGATGAGGAGCTCATAAAATATGTTCAAAAAATAGTGGGCTTAGCTGTTGTTGGAAAGGTTTATGTCGAGGCTTTAATTATTGCTTATGGTGAGGGGAGCAATGGTAAAAGTACATTTTGGAATGTAGTAGCGAGAGTTCTTGGCAGTTATAGTGGGAATATATCTGCAGATATGCTAACTGTGGGATGTAGAAGAAATGTAAAGCCTGAACTAGCAGAGGCAAAAGGGAAACGACTTCTTATTGCAGCTGAACTTGAAGAGGGAATGAGAATGAACACATCAAACGTAAAACAACTCTGCTCGACAGATGAAATTTTTGCTGAGAAAAAATTCAAATCACCATTTAGTTATGTTCCTTCACATACTCTTGTTCTTTATACTAATCACTTGCCAAAAGTAGGTGCGATAGATAATGGAACGTGGAGAAGACTTATTGTAATTCCTTTTAACGCACAAATTAAAGGTAAAGGTGACATCAAAAACTATGCTGATTACCTTTATGAAAATGCTGGAGGTGCAATTTTAGAGTGGATACTTACTGGATCGAAAGAAGTAATTGAAGCTAACTTTAAGCTAGAAAAACCAAAAGTAGTAAAAGATGCTATTGAAAAATACAAAGAGGATAACAACTGGTTAGGAGAATTTTTAGAAGAATGCTGTGACATTGACATCAATTTTACTGAAAAAAGCGGACAATTATATTCTGAATACCGAGCGTTTTGTATGAGGACGGGTGCTTTTATAAGAAGTACGACTGATTTTTATAATGCACTTTTAAGTGAAGGTTATAAAAAGAAAAAAAATATGAGTGGTTCTTTCATATATGGTTTAAAATTAAAATCTGATTTTATTATTTGATAACGGTCGATGACGGTCAATTTCAATCCTTATTGCAAAATGTGTCAATTAATAAAAAGAAAAAAGGTATGAAAATGACTGTCATAAAAATTATGAAAAACTTATTATATCAACGTTATGACAGTCTATGATAGTCATATATATAACCTTTCTATAATAATAAAAAAATAATATATATATTATATAGGAAAATGACTATCAATGACTGTCATATTAGGAGGAAATATGCTAGAAAGCCTAATAGAACAACATTTAGTAAAAGAAGTTAATAGAAGAGATGGTTTATGCTTGAAATTTAATAGTCAAAGTATGACAGGAATTCCAGACAGAATAATATTGATGAAAAATGGTACTGTTGGTTTCGTTGAGGTTAAGCAAAAAGGTAAGAAACCACGACCACTTCAAGAATTAAGAATGAAACAATTAAGGCGGTTAGGATTTAAAGTATATACACTTGATGAAAAAGAGAAGATAGGAGAAATCTTAGATGAGATATGTAGCACATAATTATCAAAATTATGCCAAAAATTTTATTTTAGCACATAAGGTATCTGCTTTGTTCCTTGATTGTGGTTTAGGTAAAACTATAATAACACTTACAGCTATAAATGAACTCATGTATGATAGTTTTGAAATTAGTAAAGTACTAATTATAGCCCCGTTAAGAGTAGCACAATCAACGTGGAAAGATGAAATAGAAAAATGGGATCATCTTAACCTCTTAAGATATTCAGTTGCTGTTGGAGATGAAAAAGAAAGACTAAAAGCTTTGAAACAAAACTCAGACATTTATATCATTAACCGTGAAAATGTAGATTGGTTAGTAACTAAAAGTGGAATAGACTTTAACTTTAATATGCTAATTATTGATGAACTCAGTTCATTTAAATCACATACTTCAAAACGATTTAAAAGTTTATTAAAAATAAGACCTTACTTTGAAAGAGTGGTAGGTCTTACTGGGACACCAAGTAGTAATGGATTAATGGATTTATGGGCAGAGTTTAGAGTCCTAGATTTAGGAGAAAGGCTTGGTCGCTATATAACGCATTATAGGAACGAGTTCTTTCTACCAGATAAAAGGAATGGCGCGATAATATTTTCTTATAAACCACAGCCAAACGCTGAGGAAAGAATATATCATAGGCTCGCAGATATGACAATTTCAATGAAATCTACAGAGTATTTGAAAATGCCAGAGTTGATACTAAATGAACTTGAAATAAATCTTGATGAAGAAGATCAGATTAAATACAAAAAGTTTAAAAAGGAAATGGTGATGACTATTCAAGAAAAAGAAATAGATGCTATAAATGCAGCAAGCCTTTCAAATAAACTTATTCAATTAGCTAATGGTTCAATCTACGATGAAGATAAAAAATTCTATGAAGTTCATAATAAAAAGTTAGATAAACTTGAAGAAATAATTGAGAGTGCAAATGGGAAACCTGTACTTGTTGCTTATTGGTTTAAGGCAGATAAAGAAAGAATTGAAAAACGATTTAAAGTAAGAGAGATTAAAACTGCAGATGATATAAAACAATGGAACAAAGGAATGATTGACCTTGCATTAATACACCCAGCAAGTGCAGGACACGGATTGAATTTACAAAGTGGAGGATCTACACTAGTATGGTTTAGTCTTACATGGTCTCTTGAATTATATCAACAAACTAATGCTAGACTTTATAGGCAAGGACAAAAAAATACGGTAGTGATTCATCATTTAATTACAAAAAATACTATTGACGAAGATATTATGAAAAGTTTAAAAAGAAAAGATAAAACCCAAGAAGCATTGATGAGAGCAGTAAAAGCAAGAATAGGAGGATAAAGTATGAGAACGGAAGAATATCTAAATCAAGCTAGACATTTAGATACACAGATTAATTCAAAGCTTAGTCAAATAGAGTCATTGAGTGCGTTGGCTACAAAATGTACTGCAACCTTAACTGATATGCCAGGTAATAAAAATAATGGAACATCAAAAATGGAGGATACGATTTTAAAAATTATAACACTGCAAGAAGAAATTAATAGTGATATTGATGTACTTGTAGATTTAAAAAAAGAAATAATGACAATAATAAAAAAAGTTGAGAACTCAGAGTATCGTACACTTCTAGAAAATCGATATTTATCATTTTTGTCTTGGGAGAAAATTGCCGTTGAAATGAAGTATAGTATACAGCAAGTTTATAGAAAAAGAACTGAGGCGTTGAAAAAAATTGAAGAAATTTTAAAAGATGATAGGAAATGATAGTGAATGAGAGTATACTTTTCTGATATAATTAAAATGTGGAAAATAGAAAATAAACCTTGTAGAGAAATCTATGAGGTTTTCTATTGTGATTTATTGTAATGGATAAAAATTTATCAATAATGATAAAAACAAGAATTTATCGTAATGACTAAATATTTATCAATAATGATAAAAACAGAAATTTATTGTAATGACTAAATATTTATCAATAATGATAAAAAGAAGAATTTATTGTAATGGATAAAAATTTATCAATAATGATAAAAAGAAGAATTTATTGTAATGGATAAAAATTTATCAATGATGATAAAAAGAAAAATTTATTGTAATGACTAAATATTTATCAATGATGATAAAAAGAAAAATTTATCGTAATGACTAAATATTTATCAATAATGATAAAAACACCTTGTAGATCTTTCTACAGGGTTTTTATTATGCTAAAGAGAGGAGAAAGTAATGCCGAGAAAACCTAAGAGACCATGCTCATATCCTAACTGTCCAAGGTTAACAGATAAACAGTTTTGTGATGAACATGAAAGACTAGAGAATAAAAGATATGAGATGCAAGATAGAAATCCTGAAACAAGGAAAAGATACGGATCAACGTGGAGAAGAGTTCGAGCTAGTTATGTTAGAGAACATCCTTATTGTGAACTATGTTTTTCAGATGGATTGATGAGAGAAGTACAAGAGGTTCATCATAAGCTACCTTTATCTAAAGGTGGAACACATAGTAAGAGTAATTTAATATCTCTTTGTAAAAGTTGTCACGCTAAAATTCATGCGAGCGATGGAAGTCGCTGGAGAAAAAAAGTTAGACAAAAATAATTTTTGTGAAAAATTTTCTGGAAGGGGGATTGAAAATCTCTGAAAAGAAAATGAAAACATAACGGGTGTGGGCAAAGATGCACAAAAAGTGCGAATTCAAAAGGGTAATAGGGAAAAGCTTGAGATAAGCGAGTTTAGTAAAAAATAAAATGAGGGAAGGAGACACTTTAAATGCCGACTAAATCGAATAATATTGGCGGGCGTGGGGGTAAAAGAATAGGTGCAGGTCGAAAGAAAAAATCAGTTGTAGAAAAAGCACTAAATGGAAATCCTGGAGGAAGAACACTAGAAGTATTAGATATTCCTGATCTTGAAGGTGTAAAAATGCCTGAACCACATGAAGTATTATCATCAACACAAAAAGATGGTAGTGTATTACAAGCTAAAGAAATTTATGAAGAAACGTGGAAATGGTTGGATAGCCTCAGTATGGGAAATCATGTTCCAAAGCCTCTTATTGAAAGATATGCGATGAGTAGTGCTAGATGGTTACAGTGTGAAGATATGACTAGTAAACTTGGATTCTTATCTAAACACCCAACTACTGGAAAACCAATTCCATCACCATTTATAAACATAGGAATAAATTATATGAATCAAGCTGTAAGGCTATGGAATGAGATATATCAAATCGTAAAAGAAAATTGTAAAACTGAATTTGATGGAGTAGTACCTCAAAATGATTTGATGGAAAAACTACTAAATTCAAGAAAAAATTTATAAGAATGGAGATTAAAAATGATAGAAAAAGTAAACCCAAAACATCCAGATAAAATTGCGGATAGAATCGCTGGAGCAATTGTAGATTTGGCGTACAAACTTGAAAAAGAACCTAAGGTAGCTGTAGAAGTGCTGATAGGTCATGGAAAATGTCATGTCATAATAGAAACATCAGTTGATTTTGAGAAAAAAAGTATTCATAGAATAATTAGAAGAATAGCTGGAGTAGTTCATCCTGATGTTAATATTGTATCGCAAGATAAAAAATTAAATAAAAATCAAAATGATAAAATACGATGCGGAGATAATGGTATATTCAAAGGTATGCCTATTACAAAAGAACAAAAAGAACTCTCAAGAATAGCTAGAAATATTTATTCACAGTACCCTTATGATGGGAAATACATACTTGATGGAGAAAAATTGATAATTTGTCAAAGTAATGTAAAAACGAAAGTACTAAAAAAATTGTATCCAAATGCTAAAATTAATCCTTTAGGAAATTGGACTGGAGGAACGGATGTTGATACAGGAGCTACTAATAGAAAACTTGGTAGCGATATGGCTGATTCTGTGACAGGTGGAGGTCTTCATGGTAAAGATTTAAGTAAAGCAGATGTTTCGGTAAATATATATGCGTTCTTAAGAGCACAACAACTTCAAAGTCCTGTAGAATTTAGCTGTGCAATTGGAGATGAAAATATTGGCGATATGCCTTACGAAGAAATTGTTAGAATTGCAAAAGAATACATAGACTCCGTAGGTGGATTTGAAAAATTCGCTGAATGGGGTCTTTTTTAATGAGGTATAGAGATGAAGAATAAACTATTAGAATATGAATTAAGAAATGTTGATGAATTGATACCATATATCAATAATGCAAGGACACACTCGGATGAGCAAATATCAAAAGTGATGGCTTCAATAAAGGAATTCGGATTCTTAAATCCTATATTAATTTCAGAAGAAAATGTAATAACTGCAGGGCATTGTAGATTAATGGCTGCGAAGAAACTTGGAATGGATAAAGTACCTTGTATAAAGGAAAACTATCTAACACCCGCACAAAGAAAAGCATACGTTATTGCGGATAACCAACTCGCACTTGGAGGAGGTTGGAATGAAGAACTTCTAGCTATCGAATTATCAGATCTACAAGGTGCTGATTTTGACCTTGATGTACTTGGATTCGATGAAAAAGAATTATCAAAAATATTTGATGAAGGTCTTGAAGGGGAAGACGATGATTTTGATATAGAAGCAGAGTTGAAAAAGCCCTGCATAACAAAAGAGGGAGATATATGGCATATAGGTAGACACAAAGTAATATGTGGAGATTCTACTAAAGAAGAAACGTATTTAAAACTATTAGGAGAAACTAAAGTAAATTTAGTATGTACTGATCCACCTTATTTAGTAAATCTTGAGAGTGCTTCTGGAAAAATTAAAAATGATGATTTAAATGATAAAGAAGGGTATGAGTTTTTACTTCTAGCGTTTAGTAATTGTAAAAACTCAATGGCTAAAGATGCATCCATTTATGTCTTTTATGCGACCATGAAAGCACGTATATTTTATGATGCATATGAAGACGCTGGATTTAAAGTTGGTGCTGGTCTGATATGGAAAAAACCAAGAGCACCGCTTATGAGAACGGATTGGAAATTCAACATGGAACCTATTATTTGGGGTTGGAGAAAAGATGGAAAACATATCTGGTATGGAGACCAAAAACAAAAAGCAGTGTTTGAATTTGATAGTATTAATAATTCAAAAGCAGATGGACATGGACATCCATCAAGTAAACCTGTTCCGTTGATTGTATATTTAATAAAGCAATGTACACAAACTAATGGATTAGTACTAGATGCGTTTTTAGGATCGGCATCTACTTTAATAGCTTGCGAACAGAGTGGAAGAATATGCTATGGAATAGAATTAGAAGCTAAATTTGTTGATGTTGCTGTGAAAAGATATATTGAATTAACTGGAACTTCTGATGATATATATGTAGAAAGAAACGGAGAAAAGATTCCATATGCTGAGGTGAAAATAGATGAGTCAATTAACAGTCGGTAGTCTATTTTCAGGATCTGGAGGTTTTGAATTAGGTGCTACGATTCTAGGGATGAAATCAGTTTGGGCGAGTGAAGTAGAGCCATTTCCAATTCTTGTGACAAAGAAGAATTTTCCAGACTTAGTTCATTTAGGAGATATTAATAATATTAAAGGTGGTAATATAAAGCCAGCTGATATTATAACGTTTGGTAGTCCGTGCCAAGATTTATCAATCGCAGGACAAAGAGATGGACTAAGTGGAAGTAAATCAAATTTATTTTATGAAGCAATAAGAGTCATTAAGGAAATGAGGGAGAATACAAATGAAAAATATCCAAGAATTATCATATGGGAAAATGTCTGTGGAGCTTTCTCAAGTTCAAAAGGAGAAGACTTTAGACAAGTACTTGAACAAATCTCAAAAATCAAATGTGAAAACATATCAATTCCTAAACCTCCAAAATGGAAAAATGCAGGATGTGTTATGGGAGGAACATTTAGTATTGCATGGAGAGTCTTGGACGCACAATATTTCGGAGTCCCCCAAAGACGTAAGAGAATCTTTCTTGTCGCAGATTTTACAGGAGAAGGTGCAAGAGAAATATTATTTAACGAAGAAAGCCTGCCAAGGTATTTTGAATCGTGCTCAGATAAGAAACAAGAAGTTACCGGAGTTATTGGAGAATGCACTGAAATATCAAAGTACTGTTTAATGGATCAAGGTGGAGAAAGGCTAGATGTTGCATTAAATAAAACAGGAACTTTAAGAGCCCAAAGTAATCACCCACCACTTGTTTTTGAAAATCATGGACAAGATAGTAGATTTAAAGGTCCACTAGATATTACACCAACTCTATCAAGTAATTTAGGAACAGGAGGAAATAATCAACCTTTTGTAGTTGAAAATATCGCAAATTATGATGTGAGATTTACAAGTTTAAATACTAAGAATAGTAGATATAAAGTGTATGAAACGGCTACATCAAGAACTTTGGATACAGGAGGAAATAATCCAAATGCAAATCAAGGTGGGGTAGCAATAGTTTCTATATATTCAACTAGCAAAAATTATCATCATACAAAAGCTATAAAGGACAAGGTATCAACATTAGTCGCAAGTGATTATAAAGATCCTCCTATTATAAATGATAAATATTCTGTTCGAAGAATTACTCCTCTTGAATGTAGTAGATTGCAAGGTTTCCCAGATTATTGGTGTGAAAGGTTAGAGTTACTCAATCCTACAGATGAAGATCTAAATTTTTGGAGAGAAGTATTCGAAACAAATAGAAAGATAAAAAATGGAAAAAAACAAAAAACTGATAATAATATAAGAACATGGTTAAAAAATCCTTATTCGGATGCAGCACAATATAAAATGTGGGGGAACGGAGTAGCTCTACCATGCGTATTATATATTTTTAGTGGAGTGAAGAAATACTTAGAAAATAGCGAATAATACTTGATAAATATGATGTTTAGAGTGATATATATAGTATCAAAACAAAGGAGATTAAGTATATGAAAACAAGATTTGAAAAAGATTATGAAGAAGCAAAATATGGTAATGGAATAGAAATTTTATCAAGTAGAAAAACTCAATTAGAAGTTCTAAGAAGACAATTTAAATCTTGTAGAAATACTTTTAAACGAGATTGTTTGAAACAGGAAATAATAAGACTCGAAGAAGAATATAAAATAATTGATGAATTATTTTAAAATAAGACTTGCTATTTAATTTGTTTAGAGTGATATATAGTGTAAGGAATTCTAAGGAGGATTTAAAATGTTAAATGTAACAGAAAGATTAGAAGCAAAAGAACAAGCCTTACATCAAGTAGACAGAACCAAAAAGTATATAAGTGGAGCTAGAAAATTTTTAGGAGAAGGGAAGATAGGACTTGCTATTGAACGTTATGATATTGCAGAAGATGCTCTAGAATCTGCAAATTACTATCGTGAACTGCTATGGAAACTTTCAAATGATGATCCAACTCAAGAAGAATTTGAAGCGATTTGTGTAGTAGAGTCAATGAAAATAGTTTTATATAAATTAGCAAAAGACCTATCAGGTAAATAATTATGGATGATTTAAAAAGAAAAATTATAAGATTAAAGGAGAAATTCCCAAAAAACACTAGGCTTAAACTAATTTCAATGGATGATATTCAAGCACCTCCAAGTGGGACTTTTGGAACAGTATTAGGGGTTGATGATATTGGTATGATCCTTGTAAAATGGGATAATGGTTCAACTTTATCTTTAATTCCCGAAGAGGACAAATTTAAGATAGTAAGACAATAGAATTAATAAATGTCTTGACTTTATAGCCTTTTAGAGTGATATATGTAGTAACAAAAAAAGGAGGTCATTAAGATGACTGAAAATAAAATAATAAGACAAGAAGCAAGAGAACAAGCACTACAGGAAGTAAAAAGATTAAATAAATATATTGAACAATCAAGATATAATTTTAAACAGGGAAGAAGAACATCAGCAATTAATCTATTTTCAATAACTAAAGATGGATTAGCAAGTGCAAGATATTGGGTTAATGAAATACTAATATTTTCTGAAAATAATCCAACGGATAATGAATTAGAAATAATTAATTTGGTAGAATCAAGAGTGCTTCCAATAGAAGAATTAGCAAAAGAGTTAGGAGTTTGTTGAAACAAATAGCTAAAAGTATTGAGTAAATATCTTGATAAAAGCTTGACTTTATAGCCTTTTAGAGTGATATATATAGTAACGAAAACAAAGGAGATAAAGGCAATGAACAACATCAAAGAACAAAACGGAATTAAATTTTTTAAAGAAACAACAATGGAGGAATTAGAGGAAAAAGGATTCTTATCAAGCAAAAGTGTATTTTTAAAATTTGGAGACAACGTTCTAATAGGAATTACAAATTGGAAAAATGAGTGTGTAGGAGCTATTTACAAAATCAAATATCAAGAAGGAGAAGTAAAAAGAAATCACACTTTTAAAAAATTAGAATTAAACAAAATTTCAAAATCAACTTTTGAAGATACAGGACACGCTATTGAATGGGCGATGAAAAACTGCTAAAAGAATAAAAAAGAAAGTAGACCGAAAGGTCTATTTTTTATGCTCAGATGAGGAGGAGATTATGGGAAGAAAAAAGAAATATAAACCTACTAGATTCAAAGCTAAAACATCAGTATATAGTGAGGAACGTGCAGATTATGCGGTAAATTTTATTCAATGTTTAAGTCATACTAAAGGAACATGGGCAGGGAAGAAATTTGAATTGTTACCGTGGCAAGAAGAAATAATAAGAGATTTATTTGGAATTATAAAACCAAATGGATATAGACAATTTAATACAGCGTATATTGAAATTCCTAAAAAGATGGGTAAGAGCGAACTTGCAGCTGCGATAGCACTGCTTCTTTGTTGTGGAGATGGTGAAGAACGTGCAGAAGTTTATGGATGTGCAGCGGATAGACAACAGGCTACTATTGTATTTGATGTCGCAGCTGATATGGTTAGAATGTGCCCAGCTTTAAATCGCAGAGTGAAGATTTTAGCTTCTCAAAAAAGGATAGTGTATTTACCTACTAATAGTTTTTATCAAGTGTTATCTGCAGAGGCATATTCAAAACATGGATTCAATATTCATGGAGTTGTTTTTGATGAGTTGCACACTCAGCCAAATAGAAAGTTATTTGATGTTATGACAAAAGGTAGTGGAGATGCTAGAACGCAGCCACTATATTTTTTAATTACAACTGCTGGTACAGATACAAATAGTATTTGTTATGAAACTCATCAAAAAGCAAAAGATATACTCGAAGGTAGAAAAATAGACCCAACATTTTATCCAGTAATTTATGGTGCAGATGAAAATGATGACTGGACTGATCCTAAAGTGTGGAAAAAAGCTAATCCATCACTAGGAGTAACTGTTGGGTTAGATAAAGTTAAAGCTGCTTGTGAGTCTGCAAAACAAAATCCAGGAGAAGAAAATGCTTTTAGACAATTGAGACTTAATCAGTGGGTGAAACAATCAGTACGTTGGATGCCCATGGATAGATGGGATAGTTGTAATTTTAATGTTGATGAAGAAGAGTTATTAGGTAGGATATGTTACGGAGGTTTGGATTTATCATCTACAACAGATATAACTGCTTTTACTCTGGTATTTCCTCCTTTGGATGAAGAAGACAAGTTTATAGTTCTACCATATTTTTGGATTCCAGAAGATACGTTAGAACTAAGAGTAAGACGCGACCATGTACCTTATGATCTTTGGAATAAGCAAGGTTATATACAAACTACAGAGGGTAACGTAGTCCATTACGGATATATCGAGCAATTTATTGAAAAACTCGGAGAAAAGTATAATATCCGAGAAATTGCATTTGACAGATGGGGTGCTGTTCAAATGGTTCAAAATCTAGAAGGGATGGGTTTTACAGTAGTACCATTCGGACAAGGTTTTAAAGATATGAGTCCTCCGACCAAAGAACTTATGAAGCTAGTTCTTGAACAAAAACTAGCACACGGAGGTAATCCAGTACTCAGATGGAATATGGATAATATTTTTATAAGACGTGATCCAGCAGGAAATATTAAGGCAGATAAAGAAAAATCAACAGAGAAAATTGATGGAGCTATTGCAACAATTATGGCACTAGATCGTGCGATAAGATGTGGAAATCAAAATACAGAAAGCGTTTATGATGACAGAGGCTTGTTATTTATTTAGGAGGTATGTATGAATTATTTTATGAAATTATTTAAATCTAGAGACAATCCTAAAAATAGATTAAATGGAAGTTCATATAGTTTTTTTATGGGTGGAAGTTCTAGTGGAAATAGAGTAACAGAAAGAAGTGCCATGCAGATGACGGCGGTATATAGTTGTGTAAGGATACTTTCTGAAACATTAGCTAGTCTACCTTTACATGTGTATGAGGTAACCGATACTAGTACAAAAAAAGCAACAGAACACATGTTATATACGTTACTTCATGATGAACCAAATAATGAAATGACGAGTTTTATTTTCAGAGAAACACTAATGACTCATTTGCTTTTATGGGGTAATGCTTATGCACAAATTATAAGAAATGGTAAAGGAGAAGTATTAGGGCTTTATCCATTAATGCCAGATAGAATGAAAGTTGATAGAGATGAAGCTGGTAATTTGTATTATGAATATCATATAAGCGAAGGGGATGCAAACTCTAAAACTAAAGGTGCTGTTAAATTATCACCAAGTGATATTTTGCATATACCAGGTTTAGGGTTTGATGGTTTAGTTGGTTATAGTCCAATTGCCATGGCAAAAAATGCGATTGGAATGGCTATTGCAACTGAAGAATACGGAGCAGCATTTTTCGCAAATGGAGCGACACCAAGTGGTATACTTGAACATCCAGGTGTAGTAAAAAATCCAGAGGAAATGAGAGAAAGTTGGGCTAGAGGATTTTCAGGTAAGAATAACCATAAAGTTGCGATACTTGAAGAAGGTATGAAATATACTCCTATTTCAATAGCACCAAATGAAGCACAGTTTTTAGAAACAAGAAAATTTCAAATAAATGAGATAGCTAGAATTTTCAGAGTTCCACCACATATGGTAGGTGATCTTGAAAAGTCTAGTTTTTCTAATATTGAACAACAATCTCTTGAGTTTGTTAAATACACGCTTGATCCGTGGGTCAAACGTTTTGAACAAGCTATGACTAGGAGACTACTTACAAGTGATGAAAAGAAAAAATATTATATAAAATTCAATGTTGATGGACTGCTTAGAGGAGATTATCAAAGTAGGATGAATGGATATGCAACAGCACGTCAGAATGGTTGGATGAGTGCTAATGATATAAGGAGTTTAGAAAACTTAGATTTGATATCAGATGAGGAAGGAGGAAACTTATATCTAGTCAATGGTAACATGTTACCACTTAAAAAGGCTGGTGCTTATGCAGAGAGATTAACAGATTATAAGGAGGAAAACACAGATGAAGAAATTTTGGAATTGGAAGACAGTACAAAATAATAATGATAAACCACCAGAGAACATATTATTTTTAAATGGAACAATAGCTGAAGAATCGTGGTTTGATGATGAGGTTACTCCACAGATTTTTAAGGAAGAACTAATTAAACATAGTGGAGATATTATAGTATGGATAAATTCACCCGGTGGGGACTGTATTGCAGCCGCACAAATTTATAATCTCTTAATGGAACACAAAGGAAATGTTAAGGTGAAAATTGATGGGATAGCAGCAAGTGCTGCAAGTGTGGTTGCTATGGCAGGAACAGAAGTTATTATGAGTCCTGTTTCAATGCTTATGATTCATAATCCTATGACAATTGCATATGGTAGTACAAGTGAAATGCAAAGAGCTATAGATATGTTAAGTGAGGTTAAAGAATCAATAATTAATGCTTATGAAATAAAAACAGGACTATCACGAAACAAAATATCAAAACTTATGGATAATGAAACATGGATGGATGCAAGAAAAGCAGTTGAACTTGGTTTTGCTGATTCTATCTTAAAACGAGACGAGATTCAGGATATTGAGATTCCAAATGTTAGTATGCTTTATCAAGAAGCAACAGTTCAAAATTCAATGATGAATAAAATTAAAGAAACTTTTAAAAATGTGAACGAAGAAAAAATAAAAGCTGATTCGTTAATAAATAGATTAGATTTAATAAAAAACTGGAGGTAAGAATTATGAATAAAAAAATACAAGAATTAATTGAAAAACGTGCTAAAGCGTGGGAAGGTGCAAAAGCCTTTGTTGAGAGTAAAAAAGATAGTGATGGACTATTATCAAAAGAAGATGTTGAAACTTATAACATGATGGAAGAAAAAGTTAAAAACTTTACTTTTGAAATAGAGAGACTTCAAGAGATGGAAAATATGGAAAGAGAATTATCAAAACCAGTAAATGATCCGTTAATCTCAAAACCAATGGTGTCTGATAAAGAAGATAAAATTCAAAAAAATCTTCAATACAAAAAAGCAATGATAAAAGCCCTACGATCTAATTTTAGACAAATTGAAAATATTCTACAAGAAAAAGTAGATACTGATGGAGGATATTTGGTTCCAGATGAGTATGATAGTAGATTAGTTGAAACGTTAAAAGAAGAAAATATTATTAGAAAACTATCTCACACTTTAAAAACAAATGGTAAACATAAAATTAATATAGCTGCGTCAAGTCCTGCGGCTGCATGGGTTGAAGAAGGTGGAGAATTGAAATTTGGAGAAGCAACATTTAAACAAGTTTTATTAGATGCTCACAAACTTCATGTAGCTATTAAAGTTACTGAAGAATTATTATATGATAGTGTGTTTGACTTAGAAAGCTATATCTTAGAAGAATTCGGTAAAGCACTAGCGAATGCAGAAGAAGATGCTTTCCTAAATGGTGATGGTAGTGGAAAACCAACAGGAATATTTGCACAAACTAATGGAGGAACGCACTTAACTGAGGTGGATGCACTAAAATCTGATGACATTATCAATTTAATTCATGCTTTAAAACGACCATATAGAAAAAATGCAGCATTTATTTTAAACGATAAAATCATAGCTAATATCAGAAAACTAAAAGATAACAATGGAGCATATATTTGGCAACCATCATATCAATTAGGAGAGCCTGATAAATTAGCAGGATACCCAGTGTATACTTCAGCTTTTGCACCAGAAAATAAAATTGCATTCGGTGATTTTAGATATTATAACATAGGTGATAGAGGTGCTCGTTCATTTAAGGAACTCCAAGAATTATTCGCTGGTAATGGTATGATTGGATTTGTAGCTAAAGAAAGAGTTGATGGTAAGCTAGTATTACCAGAAGCAGTTCAGATATTACCAATCAAAGGATAATATACATTATGGAACTAAAACTTGAACAAGTTAAAAACTATTTGAGAGTTGATACAACAGAAGATGATGAGTTAATCTTATCACTTCTGTTTACAGCTAAAAAATTATGCTTAGGAATACTAAGGGTGAGCAGTTTTTCAGAGTTAGGTGATGAGCATGATTTTGATGAATTTAAAATACCAATATTATATACAGTTGCTTATCTTTATGAGCATAGAGAAAATGCTGATTTTAGAGAATTAACACTAATTCTTAGAGCGTTACTATTTAATCATAGAAAAGAGGAGTTTTAAGATGGATATTGTAGAACTAGATACTAAAATTACTTTTCAAAAGGTAGTTTTAGAATTTGATGAATTGCATCAACAATTAGAAATATGGAGTGATTTTTTTACTTGTTGGTCAAATTTAAAATTGGTAACTTCAAGTGAGGTAGAAAGACATGGTGTTAATAGAAGCTCAGAAGTGATTTCTTTTGTGGTTAGAAAGATGTCGGAATTAAAAGAACTTAATACGTTAGAATATAGAATAAAGTATAACAATAAATTTTTTGACATATTAGAAGTAGATGTCTTTAGTAAAGATAAAAAGTTCTTAAGAGTTAAGGGAGTTAATAGCTATGACTAAGAGGACAACTATTGATTCACTCGCTGCTGAGATAACAAAGGGTTTAAAAGAATATTCTAAGCTGACTGAAGAAAGTTTAAAAGGTGCAGTAGTTGAAGTGAGTAATGAAGTTAGAGATAAAATTAAAGAAGGATCACCTAAAAAAAGTGGAGATTACGAAAAAAGTTGGAAAGTGACAAAAGAAAGAGAAACAGCACACTCTATACAAACAGTAGTTCATTCAAAAAATAGATATCAATTAGCACATTTACTTGAATTTGGACATGCGAAGAAAAATGGAGGGCGCACTAAAGCAATTCCACATATAGAGCCAGCAACAAGAGATATTAGCGAAAAAGTATTAGAAAGAATAAAGAGGGATTTATCATGAATAAAAATGAAGTATGTGAAATGTTATATAAGCTAGAAATTCCATTTGTTTATAGTCATTTTAAAGAAGGAAGTGCTCCAAGATTACCATTTCTTATATATTATTATGACGGTGAAAATACTTTTAAAGCAGATGGTAAATTATATTATAGTGTGAAAAATTTAATTATAGAAATGTATACAGAGAAAAAAGATTTTAAATTAGAAAAAAAGATAGAAGATCTTTTACAAACTTATTCTTTAATCTATACAAAAGATGAAGTATGGATACCAAGTGAAGAAATGTTTGAAACAATTTATAAAATGGAGGTTTAAGTATGGAAAATAAAGTAAAATTTAATTTGTCTCATGTTCATTATGCAAAATTAACTGAAGGTGATACAACAACTTATGAAAAGCCAGTACCGATTCCAGGTGCTGTAAAAATTAGTTTAGAACCTAATGGAGAACCAGAGAGCTTTTATGCAGATGGAGGATCATATTACACAATTAATAACAATATGGGATATGATGGAGATTTAGAGATTGCGATGATTCCAGAAAGTTTCAGAAAGGATATTCTCCAAGAAAGAGAAGATAAAAATAAAGTTCTAGTTGAAGATTCAGGATCAGAAACAAAGAACTTTGCACTACTTTTTGAATTTGACGGAGATCAGAAAAAAATACGTCATGTACTTTATAATTGCTCAGCAGGTCGACCAAAAATTGAAGGTCAAACAAATGAAGAATCAAGAGAAGTGCAAACAGAAACACTTTCAATAAAAGCAAGACCTATCAAAGAAGGACTTGTGAAGAGTAAAACTGGTAAAGAGACAACAGAAGAAACATATAAGAATTGGTATCAAACAGTGTATATGCCAACACATGAAGGAGAAATGTAATGGGAGTTATTAAAGATATAAATGTAGATGGAAAAATTGTAAGATTTAAAGCGTCAGCAGCGATACCTAGATTATACAGAATGAAGTTTAGTCGTGATATTTATAAAGACTTACTTATATTAGATAAGATTAATAAGAATAAAGGAAATATCGATATTGAGAGTTTAGAAATATTTGAAAATATCGCATATATTATGGCTTACCATGCAGATGATAAAATCTCAAATGATGTAGGTGAATGGTTAGAACAGTTTGATACTTTATCTGTATATAAACTTCTACCAGACTTAATAAAATTATGGGGTATAAATGTTAAAACTATGAGTACATCTAAAAAAAAGCAAAAGAAACTGAGCGGACGTTAAATACCGCTCTTTTTTTACTGCGTGCAGTTGAATTAGGACTTTCAATGAATGATTTATCAGAGTTAACAATAGGGCTAGTAAATGATATGTACATTGAAAAAAATAATGATAGTTATGATTATAAATTAATAGCGACACAAGAGGATATGGATAATTTTTAGGAGGTGATTGTATGGCAAGTAGAATAGCAGGTATTACTGTAGAAATCGGAGGAGATACTCTTAAATTAAAACAAGCATTAAGTGAAGTTGAAGGTAAGATTAAGCAAACTCAAAGAGAACTTAAAGATGTTGAAAGACTATTGAAACTTGATCCACATAATACTGAATTACTTACTCAAAAACAAGAACTCTTAAATACAGCCATAGAGGAAACTAAGAAAAAACTAGAAACATTAAGGATAGCTGAGGAACAAGCTAAAACTGCACTCGCAAATGGAGATATTTCAGAAAAGCAATTTGACGCATTAAAAAGAGAAATTATTGCGACTGAACAAGAACTAGATAAATTCACTGAAAAACTAAAACACACTGATAGTTCAATGCAAGCTACACTTAAAGAAGTTGGGGGTAAGTTTAAAGAGACTGGAGAGAAGATATCTTCAGTAGGTACAACTCTATCAAAAAATGTGACAGCACCAATTGTAGCAGTTGGAGCTGCAGCAACATTAGCCTTTCGTGAAATTGATGAAGGATATGACACTATCATCAAAAAGACTGGAGCAACTGGAGAAAGTTTTGAGGGATTAAAAAATGTTGCAGATAATATTTTTAAAAGTTTACCTGTTAGTATGAGTGATGTAGGTGTTGCGGTAGGTGAGGTCAACACTAGGTTTAAAGTTACTGGTGATGAGCTTCAAGAACTATCTACTTTATTTCTTAAGTTCGCAGAGATAAATGAAACAGACCTAAATACCGCTATAGGAATGACAAACAAAATAATGGTTCAGTGGGGTATTGACGCTAAAGAAACAGCCAATGTGTTAGGATTAATAACACAAAAAGCACAAGATACAGGAATAAGTGTTGATACTCTTATGAACGGAGTTCAGCAACACGGAGCAATTCTAAAAGAAATGGGGTTAAATCTAGGTCAGAGTATTAACTTACTTGCACAATTTGAAGCAAATGGTGTAAATGCAGATCAAGCATTAAGAGGTTTTAGAAAGGCAGTCGCAGCCTATACTAAAGACGGACTTTCTATGGATGAAGCTCTTAAGAAAACAATTGAATCGATAAAAAATGCAGGAAGTGAAACTGAAGCACTAACTATTGCGACTAAGATTTTCGGAACTAAAGGTGCTGCAGAGATGACTAGGGCTATAAGAGAAGGTAGATTTTCTATAGATGATTTATCAAAAAGTATGTCTGAGTACGGGAATGTTGTAGACAAAACATTTGAAGGAACAGAGGACGGTATAGATAAATTTAAAGTAGCTAGTAATAATGCTAAGTTAGCATTAGGTAGTTTAGGAGAAGCAATTTCTGATGTTTTAGGACCAATTTTACAAGGGGTAGCTACAGTTCTTGGGGGTATAGCAACTTGGTTGAATAGTCTAAGTCCAACAGCTAAACAGATAGTCGTAATAATTGGACTTATAGTAGCTGCGATTGGGCCACTATTAGTAATAATCGGTACAGTCATTGGCTCAATAGGAAATATAATAACGGGTGTTGCAGCAATTTCTGGTGCTTTTAGTGCGATGAGTGGTGTAATGGCAGGTTTATCAGGTGCGGTAGTACCAATACTCGCTATAATAGCTGCGGTTGTAACATTGATTTCTATAGGTAGTTATTTAAAAGATCATTGGAGTGAAATAAAAGACTTTTTTATAAATCTTTGGGAAGGTATAAAAACTTACTTTTCAGAAACATGGACGGCTATTAGTACTACTATAACCGTTGTATGGGAAGTTATAAAAAACTATTTTTCAACAACACTCACAGCTATTAGTCTTATATTTACAACTACTTGGGAGGCTGTTAAAGCTTATTTTACAGAACTTTGGCAAAGTATAACCTCAGTAGTGACTACAGTTTGGGAGAATATAAAAACATATTTTACAACTACCTTTACAGCAATTCAAACTATCTTTTCAACTGTGTGGGAGAGTATAAAAAATTTCTTATCAACAACTTGGGAAACAATAAAAACAATTTTCCAAACAGTTCTTGATGTAATAAAAAATATCATTACAAGTTACTGGGATTTTGTATTTCAAACTACAAGTACAATTTGGAATAGTATAAAGGATTTCTTATCTACGATATGGCAAAATATTAGTAATTCTATAAATACGATAGTACAAGCAATTAGTGATTTTATAAGCACCTCTTGGAATAATATAAAAAATGTTATAAGTAATATTTTAGATGCTATTTTTAGTACAGTTTCAAATATCTGGAATAATATTTATTCAACAATCTCTAATCTTGTAAACTCAGCTTATAATTATGTTCAAAGCGTATTTAATAACATGTTATCGGCTGTAGGAAATATTATAGGAAATATTAGTTCAACAATCCAAAATGGATTTCAAAGTGCAGTAGATTATATTTGGGGACTAGTAAACTCAGCTTATTCTTGGGGGAGTGATTTAATTTCAGGAATTGTTAATGGAATTAGGGATAAGATAGGCGCGGTTGTTGATGCGGTAAAAGGTGTAGCTGAGACAATTTGGAGTTATTTACACTTTAGTGTTCCAGAGGTAGGACCACTTACAGACTACGAGGATTGGATGCCAGACTTTATAAAAGGATTGTCTAAAGGTTTAGATAGTAGTAGAAATCTTTTGAAAAACTCGGTAGCTAAATTATCAAATGATCTTGTGATAAATCCAGATTTAAAAGGATTTACACTTCCAAGAGTGAATGCAACATCAGGTATAAGTAGTGATGATTTAAACAAATTAATTCAAGCTATAAATATACCACACGAGACAACTGGCGATATAGTTATCCCGGTTTACTTAGGTGGAACATTACTTGATGAAATAATAATAAACGCACAAAACAGACAAATTATAAAATCAGGAGGAAGGTAATATGAAAAAATCATATATAAAAATTAATAATGAAACAATACCAACTCCTGATGAGATAGACTTTGAGTTTAGAGATATTGAAGGTAGTAGTAGCGGAGTTACCGAAGCAGGAATAACACATAGAGACATTGTAAGGGAAAGTGTGATATCCATATCTTTGAAACTAACTCTAACAAGTCAGTATCTTTTAAAGTTATCAAAAATGTTAAAACAAACTACAATACCAGTTAAATATTTCGATCCTTATTCACTAGAAGAAAAAGAAATAAATACTTATTGTACAAATTTTAAGGTTAGTCTTTTAAATAAAAACGGTAGTCTTGGAATTTGGAGTGTTAGTTTTAAATTGGAGGAATACTAGATGTATCAGACAAGTGTTAACTTCAATAAAACGATAAAAAATAAAAGTAGAAAGTATTTTTGGACAGGAGAGATATTATTAAAAACGGGAAAAATAATTAATTTTGATGATAAACATATTCTAAAAGATAGTGGCTATATAAGTAATTCGTGTTCAGGAAGTAATGAAATAGAACTAGGTTCAGTTTACGCTGCGGAGATGGGTATTACCTTGAAACTAGATGAATTAAAAGAAATAACATTAGACGGAAGCATTATAAAACTATATTTCAACTTAGTCTTGGAAAATAATGAAATTGAAAAAATACCACTTGGAATATTTGAAACAACTGAAGCTAATAGAACGAAGAAATTTGTTGAAATTAAAGGTTATGACTTTATGGTTAAGTTTAATAAAACTCTAAGTTTTAAAGAAACATCTGGGACTATTTATGAACTCTTAGAATTCTGTTGTAAGAAGTGTAGTGTAGGACTTGGAATAAGTAAAGAAGAAATTGAAAAATTACCAAATGGTGTAGAAAGAGTTGGGATTTATGCCGAGCATGATATAGAAACGTATCGTGATCTAATTCATTATATTAGTGCAACTACTGCAAGTTTTGCGACTATAGATCGTTTTGGTAAGTTAATATTAAAAAGATTTAATATGAACTCAAATTATGAAATAAAAGAAATAGATAGGTATGAATTAAGTATTTCAGATTTCACAACTAGGTATACTGCAGTACAAAGTACAAATCTTAAAACAAAAATATCAGAGTATTATTCAAAAGAAAATGACAATGCTTTAACTATGAATATTGGTGTTAATCCTTTGATGCAGTTAGGACTTCCTGAAAAACGAGTAAGGATGTGTAAAGCAATTTTAGAAGAAGTATCTACATTTGACTATACGCCATTAGATAGTGTAGTCGTAAGTAATCCAGCATTTGAGGTCGGGGACAAGATTACTTTTAAGGTTGGTGTTGAAAGTTATCATACTATAGTTACATCAATTGAGTATAAAATTCATGGAAAATATAGAATTAAGAGTGTAGGTAAAAATGCATTACTATCTAAAGGTAAGAGCAAACAAGATAAGAATATTCAAGGTATATTACAAACCATTGAGTCTGATAGAGTAAAGGTGAATGCTTATGTTAATGGAACTGAAATAAAAATAGGAAAGAATTCACAAACAATAATTGATATAGAATTTGCATCAAGTAAAGAAACTGATGCTTTTTTTATCGCTACTGTGTTATTTGATGTTAAAAGTTTAAAAAAACATATTGAAGAGACTGTTACTTTAAAAGATGAAAAAGAAGAAAAGAAAATAACATTGATTAGAGAAGTTGAAGAAGATCAAAAGCTTAATATTATTTACTCATTAAATGAAGTCATAATAAAAAATCACGTACCAAAGTTTATAGCTAAAGTAGGAAGCCAAATGGTTACGTTATTTTATCCACTAATAAACTTAAAAGAAAAAGTGATTAATAGATTTACTGTGGATTTCGAGTTAGAAAAAGGCAACTTAGTTATTCCAATAGAGGGAATAAGTGCTGCGATTATAGGTAGTGCTTTGGGAGGAGATGTACCTTGGGACGGTAAAATAAAAGTAAATGAGAACTTAGGAAAATTAACACTATCTCATAGAAAACAAGTGGATTTAAGTGAGGGTAGTATAGAGGTTGATACTTATGATGTTCCTAAATATGAATTTAGTGATGTGATTATAAAAAATGATTTAAAACGAAAATTTGTATTTGGAAACATAACTGAGAATGTAGAAGTGGAGGAAAAAAATGAAAGGTAAGACAATAATAGAATTAACAGATGTTAAAACAAAAAAGAAAGAGGTTTTAAAAGATGATAACCTCGTAACAGATGTTTTAGAAAAGATTCTAACATTAAATCCGAATGGACTACTTACAAATATCAATAAAGATACCTTTTATCCAATAGTTGAAAAGATAGTAGGAGGAATCTTGTTATTTAAAGATAAAATAACAGAAGATAAAAATACTAGCTTTGTAAGTACAAGTAATGAATGTATTGGATATGCAGGACAAGTAGAAGGTGTTCAGGAAAATCCACTGCAAGGTAGTTTTAATAAGCAAGAATCAAAAGCAACGTCAAATGGCTATAAGTTTGTTTGGGATTTTGGAACATCAAAAGCAAATGGTAAAATATCGAGTGTTTGTTTAACTAATGCCAAAGCAGGAGGTGGTTATTTTGGAACAAAGAGTAATGGTGAAACAAATCGTATAAAACTAGGTGAAGATAAATATCTTATTAAGGATACAGATACTGAGATGAAGAAAAAATATGTTAATGTAGTAGAAGCTAACTTTGAAGAAAATTATATAGTATCAATAGTTCCTGAAAGTGATCATCTTAGAATAATAAAATCAAGAGAACCACTGCTTAACTTTAGATTAGATGATTCATTATCATTTTTAGACGAGAAGAATATAACAGAAACAAAGATAAAGTATAAGAAATCTTACGGAACATATGGAGTGTGTATTTATGTGGACGCAGAGAATTATTACTTATTAAAAACTAGTACTAGCGGAGGTAATACCAATGTAACTAAGTTGAAAATAAATAAAGCAAATAATTCTATTGAAGAAACTGAATTCACATTAGAAAATGTGAAAATAGAAAATATAGGTGGATACTCATTAGATTATGATTACTATAGAACTATTAAATCTGTATTGAGAGGAGGGTATGTATATGCAGTTAGCACAGATGAAAAATATGTTGTGAAGTTTGCGATAAATAACCCAGTAGATGTAACTAAAATAGAACCTAAGTTTACTCTAAAAACAGGATCAGTATCAAGCCATACAACAGGATGTGGAATGTATATATTAGGAGATATGATAATAGGGACTAACTTTACTATTGATAAAAATGATAAAGTTACCGAAATAGCACAAAGCGATTTATCAACAATAGAATGTATTCCATTAAGTTATGGTCCATTTTTACTTGGATATTTTGCGAACGGAGAAAGCTCAGGGGATAAGTATTTAAGAAAAGTTTTATACTTAATTACACCATACTCAGCAACAATAAATAATTTATCGAAGACAGTAGAAAAAACGGCGGATAAAACAATGAAAATTACATATTATTTAACGGGAGGTAAATAAAATGAATACATTATTAAATTATAAACTTATAATCTCAAGTATAGGTGGTGTTCTAGGAGTATTTCTAGGAGGTATGGACGGACTTATCTATGCACTTTTAGCATTTTCAGTAATAGACTATGTGACTGGAATAATGTGTGCAATTGATAAAAAAGAACTATCTAGTTCAGTTGGTTTTAAGGGAATAGCTAGAAAAATTATTATCTTCTCATTAGTTGGGGTAGCTAATATACTAGATGTTTATATTCTAGGTCATGTAGGAGTATTAAGAGCAGCAGTAATATTTTTCTACCTATCTAATGAAGGTATTTCTATACTAGAAAATACTTCAAAATTAGGACTACCAGTACCTGAGAAATTACAAAATATATTACAACAATTAAACAAGGAGGAAAAATAAGATGGTACAAATAATAAATGAAACACTAATGAACGCAGGTCAACTTGACAGTATAGACTTTGTCGTAATTCATAATGACGCAGGAAGTATGACACCTGAACAATATGTGGAATGGTTAAGATATCGAGATAAAGCACTGGGAATAGCTCACTATTACTGTAACCGATATAGTATCGCACGAGTAATAGATACATACAACATTGGATATCATACTGGTGAGTGGTGGAGTAATACCCACTCGATAGGTTATGAAGTATGTGAGAGTATGAAAGTTTCAGATGAGGACTTCTTAGCCAATGAAGATATGACGTTAATGCAGGCAACAGAAGACTTGATTTATTATGGTTTGCCAATCAATAAACAAACGGTAAGACTTCATCATGAGTTTAGTCCAACAAGTTGTCCGCACCGTAGTTTAGCTTTACATGGTGGAACAACTGATAGTGTTAAAACTTACTTTGTAGAACGTATGAATTACTTTGCGACTTTAGGAGAAACAGTTGATGAAATGTTAGGTAATACTAGTATCTCAGAACCAAGTACATCTACAAACTCAGTATCAACCAGTGATAAAAGTAATGAAGAAATTGCACGAGAGGTTATTTCAGGAGCATGGGGTAATGGAGAGGATAGAGTGAACAGATTAACTAACGCAGGATATAATGCAAGTGAGGTTCAAGAAGTAGTGAATAGATTACTGAATGGAAATTATACATCTAATAATTTAGATGAAATAGCCCAAGAAGTAATTCAAGGTAAGTGGGGTAATGGACAAGACCGAGCTAACAGACTTACTAATGCTGGATATAACTACAGTGAAATTCAACAAAAAGTGAATGAAATATTAGGATAAAATATGAGCCTAGAAGAAAATTTATTCTTCTAGGCTTTTTATATATTTTACATAAAATATATAATGCTAAATAATAGATTATAATTATATATATAATTATTAATGATATTAATGGAAATTAAAGTGTTCACTTTGCAATTCTTGAATTTATATGATTTTAAATTTAACACTAATCAATTTAATTATACCATAAAAAAAGAAAAAAATTTAGAAAATGTATTATTGATGTTTTCCTATTGTTATCATATTATTTTCATATTATAATAAAACTGTAAAGATTTATAACGTTATAAAAATAAAAAATAAAAAATAAAAGGAGTAAAGACAATGAATACAAAATTTAAAATCACAGCAGCAGTGTTATCTGCAGGTTTAATTATAACACCTTTATCAGGATTAGTTCAAAATAATCAAAATGTAGCTAAGGCCAGTGATTTAGCATCGAAAAAAACAAACTCTGAAAATTCTATTCAAAAGCATATAGACTATATTGATTCTCAAATCTATCTTGCAAATAATCATTTAATTGTAAATAAAGAGCAAGTATTGAAATATTTAAAACAAAATTGGAACGAGATAAATAAGAATACTAAGCTTAATACTCCTGAAGAGTACTTAAATAGTATTGAATTATCTATATCTAATATTAATGAAAAAGTTTCTTCTGGTTGGTATGAATTTGATAATCAAAAAGGTATAAAAGAAAAGTATCAATCTAGAAGTGCTCAGCGCTATGAAATATATGAACAGTGGTGGGGCTTTCAAATGTACGCACACTATCAATATCAAGTAGATGATTTAACAGATGATTTAGAAACTGCGGCTTATGCAATAGGTGCGGCTGGGGGAATTAGTGCATTTTTCACAGGACCAGTTGGTGCTGCATTAGGGTTAGTAGGTTTAAATTATGGATGGATGAAAGTTAAAGTAGAAAGAACGTTTAGAGATTATGGTTCAGTTAAATTAAGTATAAATAAATTTTCATCAGTTTTCTGGACGGAGCCTATTCAATAATGATGGTATTATATTTTAATCTATCCATAATAATTTTAGGACTAGTAGTATCAATATATCAATTTCGTAAAAGAAGAAAAGATAAAGAAGAAAAAAAATAAAATAAACTTTTATAAACCCATCACAGAAATTTTCTGTGGTGGGTTTATTTTTTTATCTAAATTTCACTCTAAAGGTTAAATTTTTCATAGTTTTCTTTACCTGTGATGTAGAGAATAAAAACATCGTAGGAGTGAAAAGTATGGAACTGAAAGATGAAATAAAAAAACTAAGAGAAAAAGGATTAGGGTATAAGAAAATAGCTGTATATTTAAATGTATCAGCTAATACAGTTAAGTCGATTTGTAGAAGAGAGGGATTAGAGAAGTTAGATATAGAAGATTTCGACATTTGTAAAGTGTGCGGAGAAAAGTTAACTCATTTAAAAGGGAAAAAACAAAAGAAATATTGTAGTGATGCTTGTCGAATGAAATGGTGGAAAAATAATCAAGACAAGATGAATAGAAAGGTAGTTTCTACACATCAATGTAAATATTGTGAAAGAGAATTTACATCTTATTCCAATAATAAAAGAAAGTATTGCAGTCATGAATGCTATATTAAACATAGATTTGGAGGTAGCTATGAACACTAAAAATGAGGTAACCTACCAAATCACAATTAAAATATTGCGTAGCTTGTTTAGGAAAAATCTAATCACAAAAGATGAATTTGATTCATTCAAGCATAAGATGTTAGAAAAGTATGATCCTAAAATATCTGAACTTATGGAGTTATCACTTGATAAATAGTTGCTTTAGAGTGATATATAGTAATGACGAAAAGGAGGATACAATAATGAAAACTATAAAAAAGTTAGAAGTGCTAAATGTGACTGACGTTAAAAAACAAAAAGTTGCAGCTTATGCAAGAGTATCACATCGAGATTTACTACAATCACTATCTGAACAAATAAGCTATTATAGTAAACTTATACAAGATAATACTAGTTGGGAATATGCTGGAGTGTATTTTGATAACTCTGTAAGTGGAAGAAATACAAAAAATCGAAAGGAGTATTTAAGATTAATAGATGACTGTAGGAAAGGAAAGATTGATATAATTCTTACAAAGTCTATATCACGATTTGGAAGAAATACTATTGAGTTGTTAGAGACAATACGCGAACTAAAGAAATTAAACATAGGGGTTCAATTTGAAAAAGAGAATATAGACACCCTCACTACAGATGGAGAGTTACTACTAACGTTACTTGCTGCCGTTTCAGAGGAAGAATCAAAGGCGATAGGTAGTAATGTAAGGTGGAGTGTGAAGAAGAAGTTTGAACAAGGATTACCACATAGCCCACAACCTATATTAGGATATAGATGGATAGGAGATTCTTATAAAATTGAAGAGTCAGAAGCTGATATTATTAGAAAGATATATGAGTTATACCTGTCAGGAATAAAACCGACAAAAATATCAAGGATATTAAATGAGGAAGGTAAACGTACAAGAAGAGGAGATAAGTTTTCAAGACTAGCTATTTATAGAATACTATCCCAAGAAACCTATACGGGAAAACTTATATTACAAAAGACTTTTAATGTAAAAGAAAAAGGTCGTTCAGTAAAAAATACTGGTGAGAAGACTATGTACATTGTAGAAAATGCACATGAAGCAATTATTTCTCAAGAAATATTCAATAAGGTTCAAGAAATAAAAAAACAAGGTAACCTAAAAAAGGAGTAAAAGATGAATAGAAAAATTACAACTATACAAGCCAATAAGCACCTTAGTCATCAATCAAAACTACCTAGTATAAAAAAGAAAAAGGTCGCAGGTTACGCCAGAGTATCAACAGATAATGAAGATCAAACAAGTTCTTATGAAACTCAAATGAAGTATTACGAAGAGTACATATCAAGTAGAAAAGATTGGGAGTTTGTGAAAATGTACTCAGATGAAGGAATAAGTGGAACAAATACTAAAAAACGTCTAGGGTTTCAAGAAATGGTAAATGATGCACTAGCTGGCAAGATAGACCTCATATTAACTAAAAGTGTAAGTAGGTTTGCAAGAAATACGGTGGATTCACTGTCAACTGTAAGAAAATTAAAAGATGTTGGAGTAGAGATATACTTCGAAAAAGAAAACATCTGGACATTTGATTCAAAGGGTGAATTACTTATTACAATAATGAGTTCCTTAGCACAAGAAGAAAGTAGATCAATATCAGAAAATATAACATGGTCTAAACGAAAACAAGCTGCTGAAGGTAGAGTGACATTTGCATATAATAATGTATTAGGATTTAAACCAAAAGAGGACGGAGGATTTGAAGTCGATAAAGAGCAAGCTAAAATAGTAAGATACATATTTGGACAGTTCTTATCAGGAAAAAATCCTAATCAAATAGCCAAACATCTAACTGAAAATAAAATACCTACACCAAGAGGAAAAGAAAAATGGAGTTATAGCAGTGTAAGGAGTATTTTAACAAATGAAAAATATAAAGGTGATGCCTTACTTCAAAAATACTATGTAGTAGACTTCTTAAACAAAACTCAGAAAAGGAACAACGGGGAGCTACCTCAGTATTATGTAGAAAATAGTCATGAAGCAATAATTGATAAAGAAGTATTTGATGCAGTTCAAGTGCAGTTAAGCGAAAATAAAAAGTGGTATACAGAGAAAAACTATTTTGGAAAAATTAGGTGTGGATGTTGCGGTAGTTCATACGTGAGACATTTATGGCATTCAACTGATAAATATAAAGAGATAATATATAGATGCAAAGATAAGTATAAGAACGAAGAAAAATGTAATACACCTCATATAAGAGATGATGAAATTCAAAGATGGATAGTATCAGCACTAAACAAGGTAATCGATAATAGAAAAGAAATTATAGGTAATATAAAACTCCTGATGAAGATGATAAAAGAAGACAGAGTATTGGATGATGAAATCATTCAACTCGAAGAAAAATTAGAAGACATCAGAACTGATGTAGAAAAGTTGATAATAACAAATTCAAAAATAGCACAAGATCAAGAAGAGTACACTAGAAAATATAATAAACTGATAGAAGAGTATAAATTGTTAGAGAAAGAATTGGAACAGAAAAACTTAGATTTACTGAACAAAAATAAAAGAGTTAGAGAACTGAAAATATTTATCGACTCATTAGAAAAACAAGACGAGCTACTAACAGAATATGATGCCAAGTTATTTAATTATTTGGTAGATAAGATAATAATTCATAAAGGAAAAAGAATAGAAATTCATTTGAAAAACGGAGAAGTCATATCAATCTGA